TAGATCATCGATCTTTTTTTGAAGCCCTTCAGCTTTAGCCTCAGCAGAGTCATCTTCCCAGTTAGCTAGCGCGGTGATAAAGCTACTAAGGAGATTTGTCAGGTATTCGACCTTATCCGGGCCTAAGCGCATTGTCCACGGCAGGCTCGCGCTTTTGTTGACAGCGGATGTGTGGGCCCGGGCGGCGAAGGGGTTGCGGGTTTGGCCCCATGATTCCTGCACTGCTCTGACTTCTTCTTGGATGATTTGTGTTAATTTGTGTTTTGTAATTTTCATTTTCTTTACCCCTTCAAGATATCTTGAATAATGTTTTCTATCTTCTGCTCTCTATTTTGTAACGATTCATTCATACCTACAGAAACAGCAGCAGTGCTTACGCCCGTATTTAAATAAGCGCCGGGGGTCGAGGGCTCTGATACGATATCAAAGCAGATTAATTGAAAATCCTCAGCAACAACAGACTGTCCGTTCATATCTTCATTCACAGAACCAAGTCCACGCGAAGATATTCCTAGTTTGACACCAGCGTTGATAAGGTCTTTAAGGATACGACCAGATGGAGTATCAAGAACCTTGATCTTTCCCATGACATCATTTCCTTGCCACCAGCACTCAACAATCAAATGTGATACGTTCTTAAGGTTGATGACAGAATCATCAGGATGATCTAGTTCGCCTGTTGCTCTGCTGTCTTTCACTATTTTTTGATAGTTATTTATTTCTTTCTCCAGAACTTTCTTTGGATAAACTCGTCCGTTTCCGTTCTTCTTTCCTGCTGTTTGAATACGACCGGTAAGATATACGGCACCGTTCTCGATTACTTCTTTCTTTTGTCTCTCACTCAGTAGATCAAGACAGCGTCCGTTCGGACACAGTTCAAAAAATTCTGTTAATAATTGTTTACTCATTTAAATCTCCAAATATACGGGCGTCACCCGCCTGAGTCAGCTACCTGAGCAGCAACGACGAACTGGTTGTAACATCCATTTTTTCATCATAACTCACCTCTCTGTTTTGTTGCACAGTTACATGTTGTTTTATTTCCTTGAACCTTTAGTCCTTCATCATTCAACAACATTGAAAGAAAATAAGAAGTACCAGAAGATATCCATCCACAGACAAACATATTACCTATATTATAATCAAATGTAAATAGTTCCGTAAATCCGTTTATGAAAAACAAAAACATACCAACCCAAAAGCCCATACACATTGAGCAGTTGGCCATATAACCGATAAGACCCCATTGGTCTCGTGCAGGTCTTACTTTTTCAAATACCTTGGAATAAACCAAGATCTGTGTTAAGCCATAAGCAGTTAAAATAAAATATAACAAATCCATCTCCATATTAATAAGTGTCATATCGACCTTTCTCTTTTGCTAATTCTGCACTATATGCATCTGAAAAACCTGTTGAGCCTCTGTCCGATAGTTGACCTTCCAACCATTTCATATCCTTCCCGGACTTTAAATATCTTATATTTAGCAAGTGGTTTCTTATTAAATTTCTATAGGTCTGTTCACTCTGTGATGTGTCTTCTTTTTCAAAAGAATGGTCAGTCGCTAACTCTTCAGGTTTATCATATACCCCAACATCACAATCATCGTTAGGATCATCTGGTGTACTGTTGTTGTAATCAAATTTGAAGTTTCCCTGATCTGTCTCTCTTTTCCTGTAAGCTGCATCTTCTGCCTCTATCTTATTCCACACTTTCTCTTTTGCAACATCAGTGGTACCAAATGAATGATCCGATGTTACACCGTAGCCCTTGTCTTTTGCTACCGTAAACATAATATCATAAAGCATTTTGGAAAAACCTTTCCCTCTTGCCTCTTCTTCGACATAGACTCCGCCTATTTGATAAGTTTTTGGAATACAAGGTTCTTGTGTCTCATCATAACTCAAGTATCCAACAATGTACATTCCATTGTCCACAATTGTTGGCATCATGTGATATAACACCAGTTCTCCGTTGTCGCCATTATCCTCATGATAAAGAGACAAGGATCCAAATTTTTCTGGTTCGTAATCATAGAGAGGACTCTCTGTCAAGAACTTCCTCCAACTTTCCATTATAAGTTTCATTAGTAAGTGTACCTTCCATAGAAATATGGAGAAAACATACCTCTTTGCTTGATCGAACCCTTTTCATCTTCATGCGGAATCTCTCCAAGCTCGGTTGAATTTTCACCATCTGGTTTTATTAGAGCATCTTCCATCTGTTCGTCGTGACCCTTTGAGGCTTCAATATATGGAAGCTCATCTTTCATCCACTCAGATATTTGGAAAACAACTGTTTTTAATGCATCTCTCTCTGTTGCTTCGTGAAGTTTTCCTTCTAGTGAGCCGTAAACATTTCCACCCTGAATTGAATCATATTCGATAACTCCTGAGCGTCTAAGGTGTTCCATAAGTCTAGACTCTGCTCCATAAACAACTTCAGACATCAGATCTTTTGCAAAAGCAACAACCTTCTTTTTTTCAGTCATTACAATAATGTCAATATCCTTGTGATCAAATATCATAAGATCTCCATTTAAAGCCTTTCTCATATTCATTTTAAAATCAATACGCTTTTTGTTTGAGTTTTTGATCTCGACACTTATGGTTGGTTTAATCTTAACGTTGATGGTTCTGTCTATGTCTATTGTTACGATATCTTCTGGTGGTAGTATTTTAACTTTCATTTTTGCTGATCTCCGCAAGTAGGTCTTGGATATAAAACACATCCTTGACCATGTTTTCTGTTATTGGTTGCTTTGAAAAATTTTCAAGCTTTTCTTTAACTTGAATGAGTTTATCTCCGTAGTTAGATTCAGAAAGTGCTTGGATCTCACTCTTCAGTCTTCCAAGTTCTTCGTTCATAAATGATTTGAGTCCCAAGCCATTATCGGAGAACGATGTGATATAGTTTGTTAATAAACCTCTCTGTTCATCTCTGAGTGTGTGTTGATATGTTTCATTGAACTTATTTATGAAAGTGTTATAAGTCAAACTATCAAGGGTTTTCATTTCTTCGCTTTTAAGGGCCCTAGGTTGAGAAACAACAAGGGTCTTTACTCTATCCTCTATCAACAGCCTAGTCTTAGGTTTGGAGCCCTTAGAATAGAAATACGAGCCAACTGTTGCTATATTTTTATAGTTGGGTATAAAGTTTCCAAAAACGTTTGAAGAAATAGTTTCGTTCATCTCTTTGATAAGTTGAGTTTGGCAATTGAATATTTCCTTTCTGTTGAGTTCGTTCCAATCCTTTCTAACTTCGGTCATAAACCGAGTTGCAAATTCTTCGGAAAGACTTTGGGTCTCAAGCAGTTGCTTATATTGTTGTAAGTCATTATACAACGGAGATCCTTTTGAGAAGTTGTTCTTTAGAATCTCAACCACCGTTTGTTTTGTGGTCTCGTCCTTTCGTACGATTGCCTTTGTCATTTCTTTTATAAGACATTCGTAAAGAAAAGCGGTATTTCTTTTCTTATTGTGTTTCATCTTCGGTCTCCTTTTTAAATAAACCTTCTAATAACATCTCGACATCACGAGAGACAGCAAATAACTTGTCCTCGTCTTTGTCCATTTGTTCGTACATAGTATTTAGACTTCCATAACCATAAGCTCCTTGAAACTTTGTTCTTTTTGTCGTACCATGTTCTCCACCTCTAGCTACGTTCTTTAAGTGTTTTGTTACTCCGCCCTTCTTAGTTGTTGGTGGTTTTACAATTAAATCATCACGTTTAGCGGGAGGAGGTTCGGCGAGAAGATCAGTATCACCCCCTTCATCATCACCAGTTTCCCCAGCAATGTCCTCGCCTTCACCTCCGAGATCAAGGTCACCACCGAGGTCACCTTCGGCTCCACCGAGGTCTCCGAGACCACCGGCAAGTCCGCCGCCTCCGCCTTCACCTTCAGCAGCTTCTCCACCAGCGGTGGCTGCTTCCAGTTTAGCGGTATACTTCTTGTCGAAGAACATTTCTCTTTGATTGCGAAGGAACTCGTCTTCAGACATTCCTAAGAGGTTCTCCGCAATCCAGCGTTTTGAAAAGTAACCTTCAGTAGCAGATGCTGCGATATCGAACTTCTGTTTCCAATGTTCGAGTTCTTGTAATTCTGCGATCTTTGAAGGATTATTAAGATGTAATTTAAAGGCTAACAAATCGTCCTCTCTATATCCTAAAGTATATAAATGTATGATACCGACTTTTTCAAGCTCAGAAATCGCTACTCTCTGTAGTCTCTGGATGGTTCTAGCAAAACGAATATCTTTCTGTGCAAGTGTGGTTTTATCCTCTGTTGCTCCTTCTCCCATGGTAAGATACGACTGTGGTATCTTAAGTGCGGAGAACAACTTATCTCGGAGGTACTTAACATCGTCAATACCGCCATTGAAAGAGGCTCCGGGAAGAGAGATAATATCTGTGTTTGATTGTCCTCCACGAATCGGAATGTAAAAATCTTCCTCAACCGACATTGGGTTATAACGAAGATCAACCTTACCGGTCTTTGGATCAACAATTTGGTGACGCTTCATTTGAGTCATAACTTTCTGCATGTATTGTTCAACCTCTTGTGGAGGAATGCCACCAACATCGATCTTAAATACACGACGCTCAGGGGCACGAACAATACGATAAGCCATCATGGCATCTTCTAATAAGATAAGCTGTCTGTAAATCCGACGAGAAGGCTCCAGAACAGAAGTTCCATATGGAGCATGCTTGTCATTCCCTAGAATGCGAAAATGAGCAACTTGCCAGTTTTCAAGCGTAAGAGCAGCTGTATTCCATTGGTATTGAACATAATTAGGATTAGTTTGATCCTCTCCTTCCAGCCTTTCAATTTCTTGCGGAGGAAGTCCAATAGCTGCTCGAATTCCTAACTGCTCGTCAATATCTAGATATAGAAAGAAGTCTCCATACTTACACATTGTTCTAGCCCAGCCAAACAAATTGTGTTCTATGTTTAAGATATTATGATATAAATTTTGTAAAATATGTTTAATTTCTTCGTTAGCGCACTTGATTCTCAACATGGGACGAATGTCTGTGTGTGTTGTCATCTCATCAGCATAGATATCTAGTGATGAGGCAATCTCTGGGACGTATTCCATTTCATCAAAATCAACATATCTCTCGGATCTATTACGATTAGTGATCATGTTCATGGTGATGTTGTTTATCGGATTATGTTCCCACTTTTTAAATTGCTTACCAGAGGCTGATTTGAAGCGATTAGCAAACATATCCAAATCTCTTCTTTTAAGTTGCCTACCAGTTTGTGTTCTTCTTTGCGTGATAGGACCAGAAAATAATCTGGTTAGTGCCTTAAACAAATCCGATTGTGGATTATAGGGCGACTTTTTATTATATTTTGCCATAAGTTAACCTTTTTGTAGTAAATAGTTATATTATACCATAAAGTAAGGGGTTTGTCAAGTCATCCCTTGAAAATCCAAGCGAATTCTCTAGCGATACCTATCTCTTCTTCATACTTCTTTTCAAATTCTTTGCTATACTCTTTCATACCCGGGATTGCTGTGTTGATAGTTTTACCCGTTGAATACATGGCATCTACCATCGCCTTCTTATATAATATCTCTTTTTCGGACACTTCTAACGCTGTGTCTCGAACCCAACATGCAATTGCGAGAGACATTATCAAGTCATCATGATAGCTTCTCATCGCTTGAGGTTTTCCATTATTCCAAATAAAAGTTTTTGTCTCCGAGAATAGCCGTTGAGATTTTGGTTTGACAAGTTTGTTTCTAATATATTCTTCAAGTTTTGCGACGATCAGGGGTCTTGTTTTTGTTGACGTGGTAAAACCCATAACAGCATTTGAATTATATTCTCCTGTTAAAGCATCAACATATTCATGAGTTCCTTTTATTGAATAATATAAGTTAGGATACTCAAGGTCTCTGAGCTTCTCGCAAACAGAGATTCCAATACCGATATTCTCAACAACCAAGAGACAACCTCCATACTCTTTCCCTGCATCGTTTAAGATGCGAGCGAAATGATCGAGTGTCGGCTTGCCTTGATACTCAGCAACGGCTTCCATCGTATCTGTTCTCATAATATGAAATACGGAACTATCGGCTCCATCTCCACGAGCAACGTCTGCTACGAGAAGATAAGGAACACCTTCTTGGTACTTCTCCCATATCCACATGTTTCTATCCCAACCCGTTCTATACTCTGGTTCACAAATTTGCTGATGTATCCAAGAGATATCGTCTGGGTGAATGACTGTTTCTCCAGATGTGTTGAAGTTACACTCAAGCTCTTGTGCTATTTGTCTCCGAGACATATTTTTTGTTTCTTTCTCGAACCAAACCTTATCCCGCTCGGGGTGAACGTCCCAACGAAGAGAAACAGGGTGGAACTCGTTGTCTCCGTTCTCAGCATCAGTATAGGTTCTGTGGAACCAGTTTCCAACACCCATAGGGGTCGACAAAGCGATACAGCGACCACCTGTTGATAGAGTAGGGTAAAGACCTGCCCAGAGGTCATCAAGCCCTTCAACGTGTGCTGCCTCGTCTATAATGAGCAAAGATAGAGCTTCCGAACGACCAGCGTCTGCTGATGTTCCGACTGCTTTGATCGTGGAACCATTCGAGAGTTCAAACGAGTTTCGGTTATCGATTGTGATCTTTGCAACCTGCATCCATGGCGGAAGGTTCTTCATCACTTGTTTTACCTTTTTGACCAAGTTAGCTGCTGTTGTGAACTTTGTCGCCATTACAAGAATATTCTTTTCCTTGTGGAACAGCATAAACCAAACAGCATAAGCAGCAGAGATTGTAGAAATGCCCAGCTGTCTTGCTTTTAATATGACGGTGAAACGATAATCATTAAAGTCATTGACAAGTTCATCTTGATATGGATACGTGTTAAATGGAATAAGACCGCGAAGTGGATGAGAGATTCTGCAATAGTTATTTATAAAATATACAGGATCTTTTCCGGACTTGACGATCTCTTTTATAATCTCTTTCTTTGATAACTTGAGAGTCATGTGCTCCTATTGCTTTGGCAAAAGAGAGATAGCCTTGTGGATCATCATGATCACTTCTCTATTTCTAAGCTTCACAGCCAATTCTAAACCCGCTTTGAGTTCTTCGAGATCATATACTTCCTCAAGTTCTTCCGAGCCTTCAATGCCTTCATCGGCATATTCTGCTGCTTGAGAATAAACAGCATCCATTTCTTCTTTAATAATTTGAGTCAATCTTTCTTTTGATATTTTCATTTCTGATTCGCTCCTTTTTTGCGTGTGTCATTACTCGGACGTTTGTTTGAGAACTGATCTAAAAACTTTCGTGTAATTTTTCTTGAGTCTTCAATGCTTGCCTCAAGTTGTGGGAGTTCTTTAATACCCGATATCTTATAGTGCTGTTTGGCATTACAAAAAGAACGAACCCTAGATGTGGATTGTACAAGGACATTCGCTTCTCCATCCTTCGTAAGAGTAACAGAATTCCCAGTAACCTTTTTATATTCCTTTTGAAGGAACTTCTTGATCTCATTCATTTGACGATCAATATCTCCGGCAAAGTTATTTGCGTAGACATCCTTAAGTAGAACATCTGATTGATAAGAGAGACACATCCTGTTTCCATAAAACTTAACAAAAAAACCATCAACGACTCTAGAGTCATTCAGTGGGCATCCGTTTTCTCTTTTCATTCCCATGCTAACACTTTCACCCGGTCGGACGAAACGTTCATCGTGGGCTCCGTCATAAGCATTTGCAGCTGCTTGTGAAAGGCCTTGTATAATTTCTAGTGTTGTACTACTCATAAGTTTCTCCTTTATAACCTTGTTTGTATCTTTGAATTACTTCATCAGCCATAGCTTCAATGTTTACCATAGAAGTAACAACTTCATTAGATAAAGGTGATATTTCAGCTTCAGCTTCTTGATCTTGACGCTTACCAATTTTTTCAAGAGCTATGTCGGTAACTTGATCCATTAGTTTGAATAGATGATCGTTTGGATCTGGTTGGTCCAGAGGCGCGGTAGCTAAGGTCTGTATTCCTTCATCCACAACTGCCTCTAGTTCTTCTTTAATAATTTGCTTTAATTGTTCATTTGTTATTTTCATTACTAGGTCTCCATCCTTTAAGCCATCGTTCTTCGCGATCTTCAACCCATTGGATATAACATTTTTCGCAACACTCAAACTTTGACATATAAACATCATCATTAGATTTGAAGGAGTATGTATTACAAACGGGACAAGAGCGTTTGGTTTCTTTTGTAAATAGTTTATTTGAAACAAAAACTCCATTAACTTCAACGTGTTCTTGTTCTTCTTCGTTTCTTCTTTTGTAAAGATCTTTTAATTGTTTGACATATTCTCGTTCTTTTTCGTCAGTCCATTGGCTTTTTGGGTGTTGAACAGTTTTTTCTCCGTACTTTTTTGCTATCTCTTTCTCAACTTTTACGGCATAGTTTGGATCTTTCTTTTTCATTCAACCGCCTTCGCTATTGCTATCGTAGTTCCTACTCCAGTAATTAGTCCCAAAGTGAACCAAAATTGTTTTTTTGGTGGAGTTTTTAATTCTTCTAAATTCTTAATCCTTTCTTTCTTTGCTTGTACTTCGGCTTCGAGGATTTGGATCTCAAATTTGTGAGAACTTTTAAGTTTTAAAATCTCTTGTTGCTTCTCTGCTTCTTGCAGACCTAACTGGTATTCCAAGTTTATCTGACACTCTCTTGGCCCCATTTCGATTTGCTCGGCTAATATGTCCGCTGCTGCATCGTTGAATAGCCTTCCTGAAAATGGGGCAAGTTCTCCCTCTTCTATATAGGTATATTCAGGGAGGTTGCCCCATGCTAGCGATGATAGTAATAATAGAATCATCTTTTGTCTATTCCCATGTTTACAAACACTTCATCGGCGTCTATTTCTTCTTGAGTGACAAGTCTCAACTTTCTTTCTTTTTCTTCGATCAAAGCTTTTTTAATCTCTTCTTTTCTATTGTCGATCTTATCGTCTCGCTTGGTTTTAGCTTTGGCTGCTTTCTCTATCGCCTCTGCATCCTTTTTATATTGGTCTTTAGCAATAGTTGCATGAGCTAGCAAGTTAGCTGAGTCTTTTTTTCCTAGGAAATAAGCAACACCAGCAAGGACCAACAGAGCCAACCAGTTCCAATGGGCTTTCATCCAAGCAATTATTTTGCTCCACCAAATCATTTATTCTTCCTTAATAGTCAGGTGCCCAATAATCAGGGTTCTGATCAGCATTAATATAACCTTCGATAAATTCGGTGAAAGCTTTTTGAGCTTTGCGAACAGCAGTCATTGCAGCTCCGAGCATCTCTCTGCTCACTTCATTATCTCCCATATCAAAAGCCTTTTCAAGCTGTTGCATGTGTTCTGTGGCTTGCATCATATTTTGTGCCACCAACTGGTATTCTGCATGGTCCTGCATTGGTACCTTGTCCAAAGTATCTTGAGTATCAAGCGATTGTCTTGCTTGAGACCCCTGATGGTATGCTTCACCATTCTCTTGAATGGCTTCTAGTTCTTCTTTGATTATTTGTTTTAATTGTTGTTTTGTAATTTTCATTGTCCATGTCTCCACATTTTTGCAAAATCAACGGCGGTTTGTCCACCGATATACATCATAGCAATCATTCCCCAAGTCTCAGGATCTAACTGTGCTGATGCTAAAAGTGCCGTAGCACAAACGAAAACAAGAAGTTTTCTTGAAATCATTTTTTCTTGAAGAGCATCTAGCATGCCCTTTTTAGGATTACCCAAATAAAGTTTCTTTTTAAGATCAAGTTTTTCAACTTTCTCTTGAATATCTTCTTTGGCGTCTTGTAACTTATTTTTCTGTTCTATCATGTATTGCTCCACTTTTTGTAAGAACTCTTCCTTTTCCACATCTTATCCTCCTAGACATTTACTTTGGCATAACCATTGTGCTTTTGGATATCGATTGTTGTATCAACACAGTCCTTAAGAACATCTAAGTGTGATATTAGAAGAATAGTTTTGAATTTTGTTTTAATCATCTCCAAAAGTCTAATGAAACCTTCCATATGTTCTTGGTCAAGAGCAGTAGCTGGTTCATCCATTATAAATAGTGTGCTTTTTGGCAAATTCGTAATAGAAATCAAAGCTAATCTAATCGCCATCGCTGCTATTGTCTTTTCCGCACCGGAACCCATAGAGATTGGTCGAGACTCATATTTAGGATGTCTTATACTAATATTAAGATTTCTTCCGTCTTCCTCAAAGTTAATTTCAAAGTCGACAATGGTGGAAAGGCACTTTTGGATCTCTTCGTTGATAATAGGAAGTTTTTGCTTGATAACTTCATAAGCAATGCCATTTGTATGCATACATCTCATGAAGAGGTCATAAGCAATCCATTCTGCTTCTAGTGCATCCTGTTCGGCTTTCTCTGAGCGTATTACCTTCATGGCATGTTTAACTGAACCTAGTTCAACAAGGCAGTCTTGAACCTTCTTGTCGCACTTATCTTTTCTTCCTTTGGCCTCAAGCATTTTGGTCCTCACAGCATACTTTGATCTTGTCAAAGAAGAAAGGTTCTCAATGGCATGCTTGTTATTCTCATACTCTTCCTGCTTTTCTTTGAGAGAAGTAAGTTCGTTTTTATATAAAGAAACCTTTGATACCAAAGACTCGGCTTTTATCTCTAGGTTTTTGGCCTCGGAGAGAAGAACGTTCTTTCTCTTTGTGAGCTTCTCATGCTTCTCAAGATCAGCATGGATAGAATTAATATCTAAGAAATCCATCTTTTCTTGTAGTTCTTCACCTGTTATCGATAGAGCATCCATTTCTGCTTGGATAGATGGCAATAGATCTCTTGCCTTATTAGCATCCTTTACGAATTTGTTATCACAACAGAACGAGCAATCGGGATCATATTCATGATTATCCAACATCTTTATCTTCTTTGATGCATTCTTTTGTTTTGCAGCGAGGGCACTTAGTGCTTGTTGGTTTTCACCATATTTTTTCTTATGGTCTTTCCAAGATAGTTCTAAAGCCTCCAGCCTCTCATGAGATAGAGAAGATATATGAGTCACCAATTCATTGGCGATTTCCTTATTCTTTTCTATTGTTGCTTCATATAAAACAAACATCTCTTTCGCTCTAGCAAGGTCGTCATGTCTTTGGGCAATCATATCTTCTATCTCATGTATATCAACTATCTCTGTTGGAATAGATGAGATATCTTGTTCTATCTGATTCAGTTCTGTTTTGAGTTCTTCATATCGTTTGGTATGTTTCTTGCAGAGATCTGTTTGTCTGTCGATATCGTCATATATCTCCTCAATGGTTTCCTGCTTTATAATCAAATGTTTTGCTAACTCTTTGTTTTTGAATCTTCGAATAAGAGCATTTATCTCCGACGAATCCTTCTTTGCCAATTTGAATTTTTGATCAAAGAGTTCGAGATCAAGAAACTTTGCAAGAATCTCCTTGCGTTTCGTTGATCCTTCTTTGATAAACGATAACGAATCCATTTGAGAAGCCATAGATGTGATCATAAAGTCATCAATAGAGCCAAAGACTTTACGAATGTTTTTATCACTATCTTTTATAGAATCGCCATTGCAAGAACTATCGGTAGTGATATTGTGAAAATCAAGATCCCCAGAGGCACTAATGACGGACTTTCCTTTGACGGTCTTACTAGATTTATTAAGATTCCGACATATTTGATATTCTTGGCCATCTGCTTCAATGACCATTTGTATACATGCTTTGCTCTTGTTTTGATTGACGATGTGGACGTTTTTTCTTTCGCCCTTGGAGGTTGTATTGAAAAGGCCATACAAAGCAGAATCAATAATAGAAGATTTGCCACTGTAGTTCCTGCCAAATATGCCAACAATTCCAGAGAGCTTTGTAAAATCCACGTTATTACCCGATCCATAATTGAAAAGATTTTCAAACTGCATCTCTTTAATACTCCATGTGACGTTTCTTCTGACTTCTTCATTCTTTTCTGCTTCCTTATTATATTTAGAGTTTAAATCGAGTACTTCTTGCATTATCTCTTCATCTAACTCATATTCTTTTAAATATTCTCGAATCCAACGTTCTTGGACCGAAAGATCTCGAAGGTTCTCCATTCTTTGCGTTTCTCCGAGCGAGGATGTGAATTCTGATGTGCTTTTGTCGACAAAGGTAACAGAGGTCGGATTATATTTAGAACGGGCTAAATCAGTAACCTTGCGTATCTTTGTTGATGGCAAGTTGGTGCGAGAAATAAGCCTGAGCCTTGCACCACGGGGTATATGATAGTGTTCGGGTATCTCACCCGTCTTGTTCAAGTCGATGGTCATAAACGGACGAGGAGAGACGAATGTGACGTGTTGTACATTAAATTTCTCTTCTGAGTCGATGCACCATAGTTTATATCCCTTGCGAGATCCTTCTGAGAAGTTTTGTTGAATCGTTGAACCAGCATACTGTACACGACCTTCTGGGTCTAGTATCTGTGGTTTATGAATGTCTCCAAGCATAGCAAAGTCATGACCTTTGAATACAGAGATATCATCGTCTCCGTGTTCCATAGCCCAGCCAGTTCCAGTTGTTGAACCCATAACAGCTCCATGATATAGAGCGATATTGATACCGTTGCTATCTGGATGTTCCCAGTTCTCTCTATCAAAGATAGAAAGCACGTTAAACGACAGACCAGCATCGACTCGGTGGTTTCCTGAGTCTTTTAAGAGATGCAGGTTCGGATGATCTAGTGCTTCTGCTATCGGCGTGATAGCATCTTCTCTTCCAGAGTTTCTAAGGTTTCCATCATGATTTCCTAATATAACATAGGTTGGTGCTATGTCTGCCAAGTTCTTGAGAAACTCCGCTGCCATAGCAAAGTATTCTGGTGACAGTTGGGTCTTTGTGTGAGCGAGGTCACCGCAATGAACGATCATGTCAACTTTTTGGTCTCGAAGTTTCTTGTACATTTGTTTGAAAACAAAACGATACTCTTCGTGGTATTTAAGATTACGAATATGTGTATCCGCAAAATGTGCGATCTTATAAGTCATATATCCTCCGTGATTACTTATGTTATCATTATAACACATTGCGGAAGATCTGTCAAATTATTTTTTATATTTCCTTTAAAACGACTCGACCTTCTAGGTCAGGTCTTATTTTCAAGATAGCATCTATTGTTCCCTGATCAGCAGTAAGTGGTCCATCTTCTGGGCTCAACTCATCCAGAGCATTGATGTATATCTTTGCCTGCATGCTGTGTAGTGTCATTCCGGGATTTGGGTTTTCATACGACGATGTTGGTTTGGGACCTCTCAATACATCCTTTTCTTTCTTTGTCATACGGGTTGGATCCCAATCTGACTCGGAGAGAATTTCTTGAATCTCTTCCTTGATAATTTGCTTTAATTGTTCGTTTGTTAATTTCATGATAAATCCTCGTTGATATAAATAGTTTATATCCTGCTAATCATTCGCTCAAAGAAATAGAAATCGGATTCTATCGGTTCGGCATTTTGGAAGGCATTATAGAACTGTCTCTCGGACATTGAGCCAATATCCTCAACTGCTGATGTATCTATCCTATAGATCTCCATGTCATACTGTAACATGCTTTTAATCATCCAAGAAGCCTTCTTTTCAGCGTCTGCGTCAAGTCCTAGGTATACTGGTGTGTCATTGATAGAAAGGGCTTGGAACAGGCGAGAGTTCGTCCTTAAAGTGGAGCCGAGGATAGGGATGGCTTGCGTTCCTGCAACGAGAGCATCAAACACTCCCTCAACAAGAACGACAGGTTCATCCCAATCAATGATAAGTTCATTGAATATAATATCCTTGGAAGCCAAAGGGTTGAGGTATTTTCTTCTATGACCTACATACGAACGTGCAATAAAATAATTGACGTCTCCGTTCATATTGAACGATGGGATAATAATACGGCCTCCGTACCTTCCCTCTGGGCAGTAGCCTATTTTCCAAAGCTTTATCTGCTCCATGGATATTCCTCGGTCTCGCAAATAGTCTAAAGGCTTTTGTGATGATCTCGGAAGGTGCTTGTTGCAAAGAGATATCATCTCTTCTGGTAAGTCGATCACCTGTTCGATTTCTATCTCGTTTATTTCGTTGAAAAGTTTATCAAACTCTGTAAGGTCTAAGCGACCCTCAAGTTCAAGCCACTTTTGTCTTTGGTTGTAGTTACCAAACTTGCGAACAATCCTATAGATGTTCTTACCTCTTGTATCGCAAACCCAACATTTGAACACACCTTGTGAGAAGTTGACGGACATCTTTCTCTTGTGGTGATTACAATATGGGCATGAATATAGGTGTTCATTTCCTCTCCGATTATACCCTCCAAGTATATCGGAAACGATCTTTCGTTTCTCTTCCATGTTATCCTCCGATGATTTTAGTATAACACGTTTCTAAAGTTTGTCAAGAAAAAAATTAATAAATTGGTTTCTTGTATACTTCTTCGAATTTGGATAAAGATATCGCTCCCTTTAGAAACGGCTCAATTGCTGGTTCTAAAATATCGTACATAAAAGAAACATTTCCTACTATCTTAGTAACCCAAGATATAAATGTAGTAACTCCACCACTTAACACACCAATAGTAGCATCTACAAACTGTTCTCCAAGCTTATCCTTTAAAAAGCCAACAACCTCGTCTTTAAAAAAATTAAAAATATCTTCCAAGGTCTTGGTAATAGGTATCATGTCGAATATCTTTTCTTTCAAATAACCCAGTGCTGCGGCGAAAGCCATTGCCACCATCGTTTTTTTCCAAGGTTCTGCAACGGCTTTGATTGAATTATATGTTTTATTCACACGGTCGTTAAAAATTTCCAACAATGAATATAAAGGTTTAACAAACATATCGTCTTTCTGTTTTTTTATAAGATCTTGAATTTTTTCAATTTTTTCTTTAATACTTTTAAACGCTGGTCTGATTATATTGTCATCAATAAAGCCAGAAAACATCCTTATTTTTGAAGGATCTTTATATATTTTAGATATAACAGAAAATGTACTTTTTCCCTTACCAGCAAGTCCTTTAACTTTTTCAAAAAAAGATTCTAAAAGGAGTTGTTCCTGTAGCATCAGTTCATTGTTACCAACACATGCTTCACCTAAGACATTACGAACATACTCTTCATCTTTTAGCAATTGTTCTCTTAATAAAAATCTTTGCCATTTATCTTCATGCATTCCAAACACCTCTTGGACTAAATAGTTTTTAATCCAGCATTTGCAATAACGATTGCGTCGGCTTTGTCATCGGTTCCGGGTTTTGGATTACCGTGTCTTGTATACTCTACTATAAAATCTTTTGGATACTTTTCGCTAACCCATTCAATAACCTTGAGCTTCGTGTTGTCACCCCTTTTGATTTTAAGTTCGACGAGTCCTCTCGCTTTATTAGCTTGTATGAGCGATGCAGAAAAGCCATATAAATCATAGACGGCATAACAACACATACCATTAAAGCGTTGCAACTTTGCCATAGTAACTGCTGTCGTTTTGCCTCCCGAGAATGCCATGAATGGCTGCTCGATGAATATGTGTTTGATCTCATAGTTCCCCCTTATTTCAATCATTTTCTTATCAAAGATCTTAGCTCTGACTTCAAGTGAGTCTGAGGACTTCATCTTTATCAATTCAGATAAGATTAAATTTTCATCATAATCAATTATAGATATTCCTATCTTGCTTGTACTAATGTCTATTCCTAAGATCATATTCTATTATAACATATGGTTGAGGGTTTGTCAAATTATAAATCAATTTTTAATTTGAAAGTGTATTTTCTATCCTCTGTCTTACGGACTGGATTGGCCAAAGTTGCCACTCCTATGAGATTCTTCAGCTCGTCATAGATAGCTACTTTCGTTATGTAAGTCTCTTTCTTCTGTTCTGGTGTATAATCTGCAAATTGAGTGTCTGTGACGTTTGCCAATAACACATCCTCCTCAGTATATTTATATGAACTTGTTGTGTATACTCCTAGGTATGGGCTGGTCTGATCAACAAACGTCGGGTTATTAGACCAGTTTAGCTCACCTTGTCGAGCGTAACTCATCATCAACAGCGTTTCTTTGTTTGATACGCCTTGATATTTTATTTCAAACGCTGGGCGTATTCCTAAAGTTGCTGGTATGGTTGGGGTGTGAGATGGTGGATGCAAACCTGAACCGAAGTGTGTCCATTTGTTTAGGGTATTTCCGGTTGATATCCCATCGTGATCAACGTAATCGATACTATTGTCCTCCCCTAATTGATGAGAACCGGTCAAGATTATAAGGCCCTCGTTATATAAGACGATACCTTGGACTGAGCCTGAGCGAGCTGTATCATATATTTGGTATGTCTGTTTTAGTTCTCCGTTGTACGCACTATCCTTAAGTGTTCCAACAAGTGTACCAGTTACATAGTAGTTTAGCTCAACGGATCCGGGCTTTATCTTCTTCCCGTAAAATATAGAAGGGATGTTGGTAAGTACACACTCAACCAAGCGAAGGTCTCTTGCTGGTAAAGGCGCTGCTGTTATAAGTTTCATATGTGGAGAACGGAATTGATACTTTCTCAAAGTGTTTCTTATTGAGAATGGGATTGCTTCTTGATCAGACAAATCTCCTGATAATGCGAAACTCTTTTTACCATCGAACACTCTAGATACCGCAGAAGCGGTGTAGTTATATTGTGTGATAGAGGCAGACATTTTGTAAGCACCATCAACCAGCTCACCAGCATCAAACAACACGTTATAAGAAGAATCGGCATAAGTCTTCAAAGAATGTTTGAACCCGTCTCTTATCACAAACGGTCTTATTGTAGAACCAGTTGCATCGGTTTCGCTGACTCTTATGGACTCAATACCAAAATTATTGTGCCCATCGTCCGGAGCATGATCTTCGTTGAACCTAGTTTCATCAATACGATAAACAATGGAGCCTGATGGTCTATTGATGTTGTATTCGTATAAAGATATAAAACCTTCTGGAACTCCGAGAGATGGAGAGCCGCCAAATTTATTACCTATACCAGTGTTCACCGTATAGTTATCATGAGACCCCGATAGATTGGGATAGTTGTCGATATAAACAGTTCCACTTACAATATAAAAGCTATATTCTGGATAAGACTCTAATGTGTTTATGAATATATCGTTGTCGTCAAATTTAAAAAGAGCCATGCTTTTACCTCAAGAATAAATAGTATTAGTAATCTAATCTAACTCTTAGAGTGAATTCTTGGGATGGAGTCTTCTTTAGTGGTTCTGAGAGTTTTGCAACCGCCATAAGTTCATTTGCTGCTGAATATAATCCAATAGTTGTAATATAAGATATAGGATCATCAGTTGCTTTATCTTTAACCGCAATCTTTGAACCAGCAAGATATGTTGGGTTCGTTGAATAATTAAATTCATTGTGATTTGCTCGGCAGAAATAAATGGTAGAGTTAAGCTCAACCGTATTGTTGAAGGACAAATTGTAGATTCTATTTCTAAAATTGTCACAAGAACCTGTGATAAGTGAGCCGGTCAACACAGCATTTAATCTTTCTGCGTTTGTTGAAGGTCCAGACATTGAAACGGATTGATAACTATCTCTTAAAATACCACCTTCGGTAGCAGTGTTAAAAATAGAACCAGAAATAATTGCAATTCCTGCTTGATAATATATTAAACCAACAGCATATCTTTGATTTGCAGCTAGCATTTGAGGATTCAAGCCATTATCTGCTGTTGATCCGTGTGTAGATGCTGTTGCATATAAAATACCGTATTCCCCAGCAGGAGAGTTTGTAAAGTAACCAGTTGAGCCAGAGAAGTCTGTTATTAGCATTCTTCTGTCGAAGACTTGACCACCTTGTGAATAAGCTGGTAACATCCCCATTTCAAGATTGAAAGTTCCTTTCTTGATCTCATCCTTTACTAAAAGTCTTGAGAAAGGTAAGATAAAAACTTCTTGAAGTTTTGTTCCACCGGCAAGAATATTTCCGTCTTCATCAAAATCCAAAATAGAGCCAGTTATATCGTAACCTACAAGCACTTGGGCCATTTGGTTATATATGTTCTTTTTCTTTTTGTATTGTGTGTTAGTCGCGTTATACAGTCCGGAATTCAAACCAAAACCAGCAGTTATATCAAAAATATGATTTGCTGATGAACTGAGGTAAGGGTAATCATACACGCTGGTAAACATACCATGTGTGTGAAATTTAATATTCCCATCAGCGTATGTACCTGATACGATACTTCCTGTTAAAGGAATTGCTTCATGCAAAAGAGTACGGGTCGAAACCGCGTCGTTTGCTCCAAGTGTTTTAAATGCTCCAATATTAGCCATGTTTTATCTCTCTTTAAGTTGCTTTATATTTTACAAAACGAACAGGAAGGTCAATTGAATATCCTGTTGTTACGCCTGTCACTCTAACAATAGTGTCAATATGATAGACTTCTGAACCTGTTCCATCTCTACTATCTAGTCTAGATGTGCTTCCTATCTCTGTAAATAGGAAAGTGCTTGTATTTAATTCCAAAGAGGCTCTGATTTTAAATTGCAATATTGTCCCCCTAGGTCCTTGAATAACTTGTGTGCCTTCCGATTCTGTTCTATTATTATTAGCAAATATAACACCATCTTCTGATGTTACTGTGTAATATGCTATATTGTCGTCATCAAAATAATCTGCTGATACAGCAGAACCTTGTTTTGTGGCTACAGAACCTAAACGATTATCAATCTGAATTGTATAACTTGACTCAATCATATCTGCATCAAGGTTTTGTTGGAAAGAAATAGCAGTTGTGTCGAGACCTTGGTCTACCCTAATTGATGCTCCGGCGCCTAATGTTTGTCCGAAGATAATACCATCTATTATGTTTCCGGCTGAGTTGTATCCAATTCCGTCTTGCGTTGAAGAGCTACCGTTGTCGTTCTCAGTATATCCATCAACAGCTACAATAAAAGAACCACTGCTGTGCATTTTGTTGGATTGCGCTTGCTCATTTAATTTGAGCACTGGTAAATACAACAAATCCAAGTTCTCGTATGTAACCAATTTTGATTTCATAGAGATAGCATTGTCAGTAAATGCTTCTAGGATTGGAGTCTGTAGGATCTCCAAATCATAATACGCAGACCCGTTTGTGTTTGATGAGTCATAGTTTCCATAGTCTACTTCCTCGTCTCCGAGTGAAAACTTTACAATTTGAAAAGAGCCATCCCCTTTAGAAAGTACTTTTCGACCGTGGTCGGTCAACACTGCATCTAAAATGATATCTCCGCTGTTATCTAAAAAACCCATATTTGTTGCTCCTAATCTCTAGTAAGTAGTTTTTTTCTACTAATTTGGTCCATTGGTGTTATAATTTTTATTTAGTACAAATCTTAAATTAAAGTCAATTTTTCTTCCGGTATCTTTTGACACCAATCTAATCTTAAATCTCTTGCCTTCATCTATGGTATTTCCGGAAGAGTCTATTGTTGTCCATATCTTTTCTGGTACTATACCTAGGGTTGGTAATGGATTATTTGAGTTGTAAGGCTGTAAAGAACTGACGTTATTATCAGTTGTGGATAAGAAATCCGATTTGGCTTTAAGTACGCCAAAATCAATTCTGTTCTCTATTCCTTCCAAATAAACTGTTGTGTTCTCTATTCCTTTATGTCCAATTTGGATTATGTTCCCATCATCATCATAATATCCGAATATCTGATTCCCATCGATGTCTTTGATGGTCTCTGTTTCTGTAACTGTAAGCACAGAGTTTGGATCAAATGTCGTCTGTGCCGGCGAAGGAATCACTTGAAACATTCGCATCATAGTTTTAGACAACAAGAACTTGTCCATGTTTGGCTTAGCAAAGCCGACAACTTTTGAACTTAAGAATGTCTCGTTTGCATCTTGTGTTAACTCGACTTCCCAAATCGGCGAAGGATTGGAAAAGTGCCCATAATGGTTTACGTTTCTAAAAACATAGTAGTATTTCTTGAATGGTCGTATCTTATCAATAAAATGCGCTGCTGTTCCGCCAAAGTCTCCCTCAACAGACCCTGTTATTGAGTTCTCAATTATATTAGTATATGGGTCGTTTGTCTCACCCATTTGAGGCTGTTCGGTCATCTTATATATTTGATACCGCCCTAAGTCTGTCTCGTAGACAAATTTATCTTTTTCTTTTGTGATATCATAGTTTTCATGCCTCGTATCGAAATCGCCCTTTTCCGAAGGATTCAAACCGTAGAACTCTCCGTTTTCAGGGTTTGAAGATAGATTCAACATTATTTTTATTTCATCTTTTGAATTCTTTATGTTTGAGAAAGATACTTGTGGACGAGGTAAAGAGGGTTGTTCTATTTTGCAACTTTGTTCAAACATTGGAACTTCAAACATTCTAATTTCTCTAACAATAGGTGTTTTTTTAAAAGAAAGGTAGAAGCCGAAACACTTATATGTATAGGTTTTCCCTACCTTCACTTGTGTATCAACTATCTTAATATTAGAGCCACTCGTGCTGGTGTTTGCTACCCAGAAGGTTTGGACTGGGGTAAGTGGTTTGTCATTGTCATATTTTTCAACTTTATAGAAAAGAAACTGATCTTTTGAAAGAGAGATTCCAGATGAAGAGAATAAATCTTGAGTAGCAGATGTTATATTGTCAAAAATAAGATCCCTATCAGAAAGTGGCAACATCTCTTCAATATCAATCGGATTGATACATTCAAGCGTATCATCTGGTACCCACAGGCTCTGGTTTCCCAATATAGTGTCTGTATTCGTCGTGTCATCAAAAGTTTCCTCTGCCACCAGCGCAGCTGCCTCGAGGGCAATGGTCTCAGCATTTGCTGTTTCCCAAAATTTCCAATGTCGTAAATTATTTCCATTTTGATCTTTATCTTCTTCTGCTTCGTTTTGTCTGTTTATTACAAAGTCTGCTATCAGATTATAGAAGCCACCGGTCTCGGATAAACATGATAATGCTATAGCACTATTCTTAATTGGGGCACCACTTACGACTATCTCCACATGTTGTGGAAAATAGTGAGCCAAAGAATTGGCCAAACAGGTTTTAGATGAGTTGGTTAAGATGATATCATTAAAGACTGGTAGGTAAACGCTGTTTCTAGATGAAATAGATCCAGCACCTCCTAGGAAAACTTGGCGCGGGCTGGCAGCTCCAGCGATGGAATCTTCTTGTCCCGCATCTATGTTTCCACCCATTATTACATTGAAACCGCTTATTGAGTATGAAGCTTCTAGAGTTTCATTTTGAAGAATCTCAGAATATGGTGTAGGCATATTTCTTTCATCTAGGAAGGAATAACTATCGTTGTAATTCGCGGCCAAATAATTAAAGTTTGGTCGCACTTCGTAAGTCACCGTTTGATTATTTAGATCTGAGTTAAGCAGCCCACTGTCGGGGATATGTAACACATGCCCCTTGATAATATATATTGTTTTAGTAGTCATTTCTTCCGGTCTCTTCTTGATCTTCTTGATCTTCTTGATGATGATTTAGATTTCTTTGCCTCTGCTTCTGCTTTTTTCTTTGCTTCTTCGGCCATGCGTTTTGCCCATGCGGCTTCTGCTCTTTGCTTTGCTTCCAATGCTTCAAGCTCTTTGCGTTCGGCTTCCATGGCTTGGCGACGTGCTCGTCGACTCCTCTTGGATACTGATTTTCCTCTATGGCTTGAAGGCTCAGTTTCCTCTGTAGTTAGTCTAGATTTCTTTGGAGTTTCCTTGGTTTGAATCAATTGATCAGCAGTTTTATTATCTGGAGTTACCGTTTTGCTGATCATCTTTTTTAGTTTTTCTTCATTACGTTCATACTTCTTTCGCCCTCTTTTCCGTCTCTTCCTCACCGCTTTTCTTCTGCGTTCGGACGCTTCCGTCGCCAAGGCAGACTTCTCTTTCTTTTGTCTCTTTGGGATACGACTCTTTCTTTCTCTGGTTTCTGTGTTTATGTTATTTCTTAAATATTTTGTTTCATATATCGTTGTGGAGATATATTTTCCATAAGCACTCTTAAGCACTGATGAAAAGGGCTGAACCATGGCCCTTGTCGTTTTGGCGAAGTTATACCCATCAGGAACTATCACAAAGAATGTATTCCCTTTTGCATAATTTTTAAAAGAATTTTTTCTATTTAATAGTGATGGATCTTCGTAACTTACGAGTTCACAAAGGGTTGGTTGCGATAATTTATCAAACTGTTGCTTACCTATCTGTTTCCTTATAGGCATTCCGATTATCAAAGTTCCGCTTGAATCTGCTTTATATCCTGCATGGAATAAAATTTTCTGTATATTAAAAAAGGCCAAATCTTTTGTCAATGGTCTGTTGTTTAAAAATTCTTGAGTAGAGGAAAATAGAGAACCCATGGTTTCTGAGTTTGAAAAGAATTTGTGCTGAAATGGTATTTTCTCGGCTGTAGTTTGGATCTTACTTGACAAAAAATTCTTTGGAGTTGTGACGTCCAATCTGTTAAACAAACCATAAGATGTATTGCTCTGTCTTCCTAGGGCTCTCATAGCTTTTTTGGATAGGGACGTGGTCCTAGTTTGTCTCCGATATATGTTATCGGCAGCCTGAAATGGAGAAGATTGGCCCAAGGCTAGCTCAGTATCTGCTATGTTTTCTTCTTCTTCATAGAACCGGACCGAGATATTTTTACCAAATAGAGAATTTAAATCAATAGAATCTAGAAGATTTGATTTATAAAACTCACTTAAGTGTTCTTCGTCCAGCAAAGAAATATCAGAAAAGTTCATAATATTCGATAAGTTGTGTAATTTATTTGGACTAAGGTTAAAATTCTCATATTCTTCACTGTTCGCCCCTCGTATAGCCTCTAAAGGAGCTCGAGCTGTATCTGAGCTATACCTGTTCGAGGTGTTCATAAATTTGGCACGTTCAGCCTCTATGGCTGCGGCAAACTGTGTTTTTGTATAAATAGGTACTTGCCCTAAGGTGTCTGTTGTGCTTAAATAAGATAAAATTCTTTTGTTAAACTTGTAATTTATATTGTATTTCTTTTCAAAAGTATCGCGTCTCGGTGTTGGTGATCTTCTACCAGATCGACGAGACAGACCCCTTTGTCCAGTTCTCAAGGAATATTTTGATATAAAAAGGGATAGGGTTTTGGAAAATTCATTCACAAATAAATCAATTGATTCCGGAGTACAACTTCTCGGAGCCATTTTTTCAAAAGCCTTAATGGTCTCTTGTCTTATTTGTGCACTACTCATCTTACGAGTCAAAATGTTAATTTTCATATAAGTTTCAACAGGGCGATACCAAAGTTCTAAAGCGTCATCATATTTGTCTGCTAGGACTCGTTCTTTAAACCGCCCAGTTGAACGATCAAAAGTATCTCTTTTTCGTAGCATAGATGAATATTTCTTGACGATACTGTTGGATTTCTTGGCTTCGTACATCAACTTGTTCAAATACTTTTCAAAAGGGTCTTGAATTTCTATCGCTAATTTTACCGTTTGTATTTCTTTTTCATGAATTTGACATCGAAAGGTTCTAATGTTTGAGTTTGCACTGAGTACTACTTCTTCTAAACTGGAATAAATTTCTTCTTGTTCTCGAATAGTAGAATATTTTATTGGCTTTGTTGTTGAAGAATCTCTATAATAATAAACAGAAGAGACTGTTCCCCCTCGGTCACCGCTGGTTGCGATTTCTCTTTGGGGCTGTTTTACGTTTTTAAAATAAACAGAGATGTTCTTGACGCCAATCTGTTGGGATACGGCATTGAACACATCTTCGTTATAGTCTTTTAATATTGAAGAATACTTGCTTTTCTTGATAAGCATTTCCCTAGTGTCAATAGAGAACAACAAATTTAGTGAACCGTTTTCTGCTGGAGAATATTTAATATCTGAAAAATAGTTATTTTCACTCTGCTTTCTTCTTGATGAACTTCTACCTATCGATGGCCTTTTTCTAAGTTTTCTTCTTGATGACCTTTCTTTAAGTTTTCTTCTTGATGACCTTTCTTTAAGTTTTCTAAAGTCCTTTGTTTTATAATTTGGACTCCTGACTTTAATTAGGGTTGGTTGAGAAGCCTTTTCTCTAAAGGAGCCTCCTTTGAATTTTCCATCCTGTTCATGTACAGGACCAGTCCATATTTGACTTTTTCCCTTAACCTTCAGTATAAAAGAATCCTCGACAACATTCTTGCCTTCTAGAATAGTTTCCGAAGCAGAGGGTCCCAAGGTACGACCTCTTTTGATATTTGCCATAACATAGCAGCTTTCGTTCTTAGAATCAAGTTTAAATTGTTTCTTTATATAAATCGGCGTAACTTCGTGCATAGACAGTTTTTTTATGTCTAATGGAGGAAGAGCAATTTCTTCTGTCTTTAAATTTCCAAAGCCGGATTGGGCTTTTATAATCTGCTTCTTTTCCTTCTCAGTCTTACTATTCAACAGTGCTTCGAAGACTTGCTTGTTGTATATATAAATCAATGTTATCGTAGCAGCGGCTTTGCCGGAAGAATAATTAAAAATGGGTTGTTTGTGATCATCCAAACCGTTGTTAAACATTAGTTCCATTTTTACAATGGTGTCTGAGTTATTTGCCTGTTCAGATGAATCATAAACAGAGATGTTTGAAATATAAATATTTGGAACACCTTCGGTGCCTATAGCTTCTCTATTAATCACATTCTTCTCCACATGGTTCACTCGGTGGTAGACCGGTGTCTGGTATTCCGTCGAATAGCACATCTGGACAGTCTACATCGAGGTCGTTAATATATATTCCTTTACTTTTCAATTCGTTTATAGCTCCACAGAGATCTTCTTTTGGAATTTCCTCGTCAACCCTTAGATCAAAATAGTATTCTACTGTTTCAACATCTGGTTCTAAAGAGGTTTGTGTTGGATCTTCGATAAATATATCCTTATCTATTCTGTAATCCTTGGCGATCAATTTGTTGATAAACTTCAAAGGTCTAAAGTTTGTAGTACTTCCGTCCTCATATTTGAAAACTTCAATCTCAAATGAGTCATCATGGATAAAACCGTGCTTCTCGAGAATATCAGCGAGGATCTGCTCTTCTTCAACATCTAGATAAGTACCATCATCAAATATTTGGATATCTAAATTTGAGGAATCTGCTGGAGGTTCGTCGGCTGTATTTTTAACTTGAACATTATATGTGATATCACACTCTATTTGTGGAATAAATAATACAGATGCTGATGGTGAAGAGATGCCTGTGGAATTGGGTATAGAAGACGTGTGGTTGACTGCTGAGTTGATGTCTCCATCAATCAAGGTTATATCCCACCGAGGAGCACTAAACACCCCTTGTTTGGACGTACCGAGCGTATTCTGAAGAAACTTTGTATTCGTATCGCTTACTGGTCGGAAGTTATTAAAATACTCATTAGAATAAGCTGATATTTCTATCTTGGCCGATCCGAGGTTGAATGTTTCTGTTTCGTCTATTTCAGCCTCAAGAGAATTGAATGTGTACATTGGTTTGAGAGATGGTGTCTCGTCAATTATTCTTGTCTTTATTTCTGAATTTGTTTCTGTGTCATTGACGTGGCGTGAATCATAAATCACGTCATCGTCTAAAAAAGCGTAATATTTGGGCATAAGCTTCCCCTTAGACATCAAATGTCTACCATAGGGTGTAAGTTTAATATCTAATACATCTTCTTTCTTATCAAAATATGGCATTATTCTTCATCTTTTATTAACACGGGTTCTAAAAATGTTTGATCCAATTGTATTGATTTCTCTCTATCAATCTTTCCAAACTCAACCGATGCGTCTAACTTAATTAGTTCCACTAAAGAAAAGAAATCGTAAGGCCAGTTATAACCAATTTTTTGTTTTTTACCTGTTACCCCAGCCGAGATATCATTCCCAGATGTAGCTGTACCAGAGTCATTTCTTTCAAACATCTTTTCAAGATAGTTATTAGTAGCTCTTTTCTTAACTTTAAACACCATCCATCTAATATCAGATGGTAAAATACTCAAATTTGTGAATTTCTCTAACTTATCATTCTGATCGACGATTGCACCGGAACCTAGAAATTCTTGCGAAAATAGTTCATGCGATATTTCAGAAACAGCTTCTTCATGGGTAACTCCGATGTCTGGTGGGAGATTTTGCCATATGTCTGCAAGATCTTGTTTGGATAAGGTGTGTGAAAATTCAAACACGTACATAGCGACTGCCTTCACATCTGGGAAATTAACGAAATCAAATGGCGGAGGAAAGACATAATTTTGAAGTTGTTCGACCAAAGTGTTGACGGTTTTCCCAACTAACTGTTTTTTGCCTGCTATTGAGTTCTTAACGTCATCTTCATTAAGAATAAAAAATTTGTTCTTTCCGTTTCTCCTGACAAAGGGAATGGCCACGACAGCTTCTTGAATAATTTTTGTTTGTTTAATATCTCCTATTCTAATCGGATCAGCAGAGAAACCACATAAATTTAATAAAGAACCAGTAGTGTCGTAATCGCACCTCATTGCAGCTTCTGTCCAAGTTTTGGGGATATTTTCTATCTGGACAAATATTCCTTCATTTGTACTTTGAGGTATTTTTCCATATTGGTGCCACATCCCAATTGGAACAGAACTAGTCGCGACACTCGGCATTGTAATAGTATCATGTGAGTGGTGATTAAAATTTAGAGTTGGTGTTTCAAACTTAGATTGTATAACCCAGCGATATTTATTAGCTATTTCTGTCTCTACCAATGTTCCACCAGTAAAGTCTTCTCTTAAAATACCTTTTGAAAATATATTCATTGAAGAGGCTATTTGCATAGCTTGATCGTTATTAACAACAGTTCCAGAAGAATATAGTTGTTTTTGAGGAATAGATCCGGATTCAAAGAACCTAAAGAATTCAACAGATGAATTGTTCAAAATATCAGAAAGAGAGTATTTCTTTGTTCCTGAGGGAGGGACGAATGTGATATCAGCCCATGCTTCACCATGATAATATGGAGGAGTAAATGGAAAATTATAACCATCAGCAGCGCTTGAGGCTGTAACATCAGTGTATGTGGTAGTAGTTGAGTATGCAAAATCAGGAGCATTGTCTTTCTTATATTTATTCCAGTTTGTTGTTTGAAAGGTTGATGCCGAAAATAAAGTTGGTGGACCAAAAGCAGAAGGACGAGAATACATGGTAAAAGATTCTCCCATTGAGCCTGAGTCTTGTGGGATACCAAATTTTATACCATCCCAACTTACTTCACCAGATTTACTACCGGTAACAGACCTATACATCTTTAGTCTCATACTGTAGACTTTTCCTCCTTCGGCGTTTCCAAAGTTTGGATCTCCCTCTGGTAGTGATGATAGGGTTGTGTAATTCTCATTCACTAAGAAGAAATTTCCAACCTCTGATAAGAAGTTGTTCATCTTTAGTTTATATAGCTCATCCCCTTGTCCATTCCAAGTTATTTCTGTTTTAGCATTACCTTTTGGGTCCGGTTCGTTTGAAAACAAAGGGACGTTGGCTAGATATTTTTCTGGTTCTATCAACGCTTCAAAAGGAATTCTTGTATCAAAAGCTTGATCAATGTAATAGTTTGTATCATCTGGTGTTTTTGGAACCAATGTTGTATTGACAATCGGATAATCACAGGCAATACCTGATTTTATTGTATTAAACAAGACTCCGGGGCCAAACAAAGGATTTAGTAAATACTGTGTGGGATAGTTTGCACCCTCTACAATAACACCTTGACTACTTGTAGCAGTTATGTTGCCGGCATAAGAAGAATAAAACTGTTGAGCTATATCAGTTGTTTTCTCACAAGGATAAAAACCTTTATAAGGTAAGAATTTTTTAATCGCCTTGCATCGCAAAGTGATTTTATAGGGGTCAAAGAATTTCTTGTGATCTTGCTTGACAACATCAAACAAATCTAAAAATTCAGTGTTTGAATAAATTTTATAAAAGTTTTGTTCGGAACTATCACCATCATCAAGAGCACCATGCATTTCAAATATTTTTAAATTTTCATCTAAGGGTCCCTTAGCTAAGTAAGTGTCTACGTGATTACTCATCATAAATTCTGGTACAATTGAATATTCTTTCCCTAATCCTCTAAACTCCTCTGCGAATTTTCCATAAGAGTCATAAAACGGCTCCTTCGCCCTTTCAATAAAAAGTCCGTCACTATCGAAGTATCCAGCCTGTGATGGAGCATCCCAATAGGCCGAGCCTAAATACAAGTGTTGGGAGGTAAGTGGATAAATGGTCGAAGAAGATATTTGAGAGTAAAAAGGGTTCCTAACACTATCTGCTAAAGTTAAAGAATGCCTTCTAGCATAAAAAGCAGAAGCTGATAATTGAACGTCTATTGTTACAGCAGCATCTAAATCTAAATTTCTTGTAAACTGTGAATAGGAATTTTGCAAGATTCCGGGACCAGATATCGAGTCTCTCCCAGAAGCGCCACCAATTGGCGGTGAGGCTGGATCAGGAGAAGTAAATATTTTAGATTCTCCTGCGAGTTGAGCCTCAAACGGCGGCAGGGCCATTGAAGAGCCACTATCGGTGAATGTGCCTATCAAATAAGCATTGTAATTAGAACCCGGAGTCGCTACGAAATCGCCATAAGAGCCACTATCTAATCTCAAATATTCAGCGATTGGTTCTACGTATCCATCTATATCATCAGGACCAACAGCATAATAGTTATAGGCACTGACATTTGGAGTCGCTGATGCTGTTGCTAGGCCAAAACTAGTTTCACTATAATCAAATGATACTCCTATGTCTGTTTTTTCAAAGTCATACCAAACAAATGGACCACTAAGCTCAGTTAAGCTTCCTTGGATTTTTGCATATCCATAGTGCTGGAACCTGACTCCAGTATTATTATTTGTCTTTGTCTCAGTGGCTGTAACTCCACCACACAAGTATTTAACTTTATCATTCATCGCGGAAGGTGCAAGACTGTTATGTGCGAATGTTCCACTGAATATTGCAATATCAGAGAAATACATTTCATTACAATGACTATCATCAGACCTGTTTCCTGCTTGGAAGAAAAATACATCCGTTGTCGTAGAGCCGGTATCAACAGAAGTCCACATTGAAGCAGTATATTCTAGATGATTTGGAGGTACGTGACCATTCCCATTGAAAAAGCCCCACTGATCATTTATAAAACTAGCGGACATGAACTCACCGTTTATTGCAAGTTGAACATTTCCACTATGAAAAACGGTCATATTTGATTGACTTAAAGAAACATAGAAGTGAGATTGTCGACCTACGTGGGGCTTTAAGTGATAACCGCTATCGTTAACACTAAATTTATTATTTACTCCCCATATGTTATCAAAGATATATTCCACGGCACCGTTCTCTGGTGTATTTCCGTAATGAACGGTCCCATCATTCTTGAACCATTTGGTTCCAAGACGAACAACAAGTCTTGGTGAACCATAGCTTGTCCAAGCAGAATCCGGCAATTTAACAGATGATGTTGAATAATAGATTTGTTTATTTAGAGCACCAACGTCCCCAGAGCCCACTTCTGTCAGTAGATCGTTGGAAGCTGAAACGTCGTAAAAAAGAGTGTCATAAGAATCGCTCGGGTGGTTATATAGGGCATTCCAAAATGTTATACCACAATCTATTGAACAAGATGCCCAATGCATTCGATAGTTTTCGTTCTCTGGGGCATCTGCGGGTTTTGCGGTGTTATCTCTTATGTTCTTTAGTTCAACATATCTACTGTAAGCTCCGCGACTATTAATGTTTCCAAGATCTGATAGATAGATGCCTTTTCTAGAGCGAATGGTTTCGACGACATCTACGGAACTGTATCCTCCGTAAATTGGATTTAACAAAGTATCTGCTATAGTTGACCAGAATACTTGTGAAGCCTTTACCAAGTGATCGCCATAACTCGAGCCACCAGTGCGCAATAAGATAAAATTCGACCAAAGTTGAGTCTCGACCCAGTCGTTAATTGCTGTTGAATATCCATAATCAGCGGTTTCCATTGCAACAGTTCGATCATAAAAGAGAATACCTTTATAGAAAGCTGCTGCTTGAGGGTGCGTTAGAGCAGCACTAGGGAGGGCTAGGCCCGTTGAGGCTGTTAGCACGGCTGGTCCATAAAATCTAAAGACACCGGGATCTCCGGCGAGGGTTAGGCTTGAAAAGTCCTCCTCTGCGTCTAGTGGCCACATTGATTGTGATGGAATTATATGACCAAATTTGTTATCAACACTATTCTCAGTTCTTAAAAGTCTATCAGTCCTCCAAACGTCGGACGGAAAATTGGGTCGAAGTCTTGTATAACTTCTATTTGAATATAAATTGGTTGGAAAGACTATTTGTTCAAATTTAACACTCTCGATAGTCTTGACGATTGGAGAATCAGAGTTCGTTACTTTATATATTTTCTTAAATTCTTCATAACTGTCGCTGGTTTCCGATGTTAGATTTTTAAGAATATTCAATTCATCGTTTTTGAAATAACTAAGTTCGTTTGTAAACGGAGCGGATATGATCAATTTTTCCTCAATGGTTTCATTGTCCTGCTCTAGTTTAATATTAACTATCGAAGATATAGGCTTCTTGTTTGAAACCACAACTGGTTCTTCGAAACTTTTTAAGGGACCATATCTATCTTTGTGAATAGAGATTGTTTTACCATCTTTTATAACAGCCCTTTCAATACCAGCCGAATCCACTGTTGTTAAAATATTGTTTCTGTTCTGATATCTTGTTATTGGATTCTCTGAAACTCGGAGTTGCTTGAAGGTTGGATGACCATATGGTCCATTTCTGTGAGTGTTTAAGGCGACAAAATAATGGGCTGAAGGAATTGTTTGAATTTGCTTGTTTCTTGTCTCTTTAATAGCGCCTCTACCAATAAAAACACCTTCTACTACAGATAAAGAGTTTTGACCAATTGTTGGTAAAATCTCCAAACCATTTGTTACTTTCTCGTCAAAGTCAAACGAAGACAATTCCTCTTCTTCACCCAAGCGCCAATAATCTATAACACTAGAGGCAACCGATGTTTCTCTAATATCAATAGAAAAACCATCAGAATAAAGTTCTTCTACTTCTGCTAACACAAGCTTTTTGTTAAAAAAAGCAAAATTTTGTATATTGCCTTGTATCTCGTCTCCTGCATCTCCGGGGTTTCCACCTATATGAATATCGCTAATGGGAAGTCTCGTACCAGCGCCACTGCCATAGATTGTTGTTGTTCCTTGATCAACACCATTAATAAATAAAACAGGACTTGTGTCTAGTAACCCTGACCATGAAAAAACATAATGCGCAAAGCCAGCTTGGGCTTCTTCAGAAAGATCCCAAGCCCAATATTTATAATTACTTGTAAATTGCCAATAAAGGCGTATCTTATCACCGCTAGACATTGAGCATTGGGTATATTCTGCTGTAGGGCTTTTGAATATATCAGGACCACCAGAGCCGGGACCTGATGTTTTAGCCCAAAAGGATATAGATATTTCCCCAGTTCCATACCCTTTTAACGAGGAATTACTTAAACCGACATTTGCTGTGGTAGTTGATGGTATTTTTATAGCCTTTGTGTTTGCTTTTCCAATGGTATTCGTAGTTGTATCTATTTCTTCTCTTACTAGTGTGTTGAGTCCAACAAAGTCGAGGTTTATGGGCATTCTATTCTCCGTATATTTCTGATGCTGTGGGGAAGGTAATTGCTGAATCTATAACTCCGGCAACCTTATTTAGACCATCTTTTGGCCAATAACCAAATATTTTTTGAGTTCCACTTCTTACAGAGTAATTATCTCCAAGTGAAGAAGTTGCCCAAGAATAATTGTAATCGGAAGAAGGGATCGAGGTTTGGTAATTATAGTTGTTACTTTTTTCTACCAAGACCGGTGTGGATTGATATGTTGATAAACTTGAAGTAACCAATGTTATTCTACTGTCAGTATTTGGATGCTGGTAATATGTGATCCTGTTCATGCCCGATAGAGAAGTGCCTGAAAGATCGATATTGTCTTCTGATTTTCCCCAGTACCAAGTTGTTTTCCCGGTCACTTCGCCGACATGCCTCCAAGGGCCGGCCCAAGTCCAATCGTCTGGGTCGGAGTTGCTAAGAACCCATCCATCTGTCAGTGTCTCTAAAGCTGGGTTGAGATTATGTGGATACTCTCCCAAGGCTATATATTGATCAAGTTTATATAAATCAACCGATGCTGTTATATCATTTTGGGGATTCCTGTATAGATCTCTTAGGGCTTTAAAATCTGGTACTTGATTCCAAATGAAGAATTCTGATATTTCTCCAATAAATGCATAATTGTAGCCACCGGTCCAGTAGTCTCCAATGTTATATTGTTTAGGAGAGAATGTTGCTGGTTCAGCTGGGTGAACGTAATTCATAATTCCTGTTGAGCCAATTGGTGGTTTCTTGCCATTAACAAAAGCTATGGGTTCTTCTGTTCCATCCTTCTTTATGAAAACAGACGCTTGAATCCATTCACCTACTGGTGTGCTGTCGTCTGCAAAACCAAAATCAGAATACCTAATATCACCTGAGTCACCGGGCATAACGAGCGACGTACCGCTAGTAGATATTCTAATTTTGAAAGAGCTGTCGCTGCCATATGAATCAAAATTCGTAATCTCAGCAAAAGTACTAGAGGGTTGTTGTTCCCCACTCCATTTGAACACAATAGTGAGGCCAAACCAATCTGTTCCTCCCCATTGAGGATCGCCGGGACGGGTGTCAAGATCCTGAGAATACCACCAATCACCGGATGATCCACCAGCACCAAATTTCATAACTATTTTGTCAAACGTTGTTATTTCGTCTCCCACTCTAACAACGGTATTTCTCGGTACCTTGTGAAAAGATGCATTATAATCATAATCTGAACTATCAACAGATGTATTTCCATCAACACCAGCTCTACCCATAGGACGCTGGTAAAGCGTTCTTAAACCGTCTCTAGTGTTAATATGACTGTTTACTCTCATCGATTTAAAACCAGAGACAGAGCTTACATAATAACCTGCTGCAATGGAAGATTTGTCGGCGTTCAAGTCTGCGTTTAAATCGAGTGCTTTTCCATGTGTCCCAGCCGTATGTATAGGTGAAAATGAAGGTGTATCTAGATATTTTGTTAACGAATCTCCATTTTTGTAACCATTGGGCCTTAGTTCTTCGCCAAATCTATAAACGGAAACTATCTCAGCATACTTTGGATGACCCACATAGTCAGTTTGTCCAGAACCAGTGTTATATAAAAGGTTAATATCGTTTTGTGTCCAATTTAGTGGAGCACCGGAATCTTCATTGTGAAAGAGCACAATGTCTTGAACAGCCCAATTATATCCTGTATTAATTTCAAAAGTTCTAAGGTATTGGTCACTCCAACTTTCTTCGTCCCAAGTATCCAAACCATAGGCGGCTGGGAAGTTGTTGTGCAAACCATCAACCACTGTGCTGCTGTGGAGAGAAGAAGATTGGGCATTAATATAAAGAAAAGGATGCAGGGTTGAATCGCTTCCTCCATATGGATTAAAAGCAATAAAATAATGGTTCCAGCCACCATTAACATCAATAGCACCAGCGCCACTCCATACATAAGAAGCATCCAAGCCGCTGAAGTCTAAATCCTCCGCTAATAAAACTATATAAGAATTTTCTTGGTCATATTTTAAAGTAATAGTTAGCCTCATTTCGCCTGACGTACCATCGGTAAATTTAAATACTGGTACATCCCCGAACGTATTTGTGTTGTTTGCCCAAAATGAAATTGCAAATCTATTTGTATCCGGTGTTACAAAAAGCTTACCCGGAGATGAAATACTAAAGTTAAAACTAGATTCATCCCCAGAGTCATTGGTTATCGCAAATGAGGGGTCTACAGTATAAGTGTTCTCTCCACTTCCTGAACCTCTGACTGTTAAATTTCTGTAGTTTAAGTTGTTGTGTACTGAATATTCTCTTGCATAAGCATCAAGATATCCATAAGTTTGAACCTCTACTCCACCGGGTGCTGAGAAGCGGGAAGTGATGACTGTTCGGTTTCGTGTGGAACCTGTAAGGAAATCATCTTCTCTTTGTATAACATTGATCAACCCTTTTTCGAAGACTTGGTCAACACCACCAGATAAACCACTAAAACCTCCGAAACTTGTGCCACCGAATATTGCCTCTGCGCCTACCGGATGCAGGGGACCACTACCGGAAGTAATTGTTCTATTATTCTCACTCACACCCATTGTGTACAAATCTGTTAGGATACCACCTGTTAAGTAAAATGTGGCACCAGTTGCGCTGCTTGAATTATAAATCTGATAGCTTGGAAATTCTGTGAAGATCGCTCCGGATAGTCGAGTCCAGAAAGTAGAATCACTACCGGAAGAATATATATAATAATCATTACCAACCTTTGCGTAATTACCAGCGGCATTTGTGTTCTCTTCGTCAACAATGAACTTTGTTGCCGCTCCGTCTGTGGAATTAAATTGGACAAAGTGTCCACCAATTGCTCCATCATGCCTTTTTGTGATAAGAGTTCCGTTTGATGCAAACTGAGTAACTGCGAATGTTGAACCAGTTTCTTCAAAAGCATATTCATAAGTATACTTTGGGTTACCATGGTATTGTGATTTCCAAGTTATTGTACCATCTACCCTAGATATACCCATGCCGGAATCTGCTCCTCCACCGGCTGGTTGAGCGTCCACTCCTAAACTGGTGTTAAAACTGTTCAATATACCTTGCCAAAAGGAGCTGTTAGACATCAGAGTTTCGACTATACCATCTGTGACGACAATTTTTGTATTATCAGAGACAGTTAGACTGTGTCTACCTACTTCTGGAGATATTGAAGTCACTGGTGTTCCTGTACTTAAAGCTGAGCCTGAGTTTTGTGCAATATTTGTTTCCTCTCCAAGCGTCCACCAATCCCAAATATGAGAAGCAGAAGCATGGGAAGAAATGTCAAGCCAAGAGCCAGAATTATAAAGAACCATAGCATCTTCATTGGTTAATTGAGTATTCCAAACGACAAAGTCTTGCAAAGCTCCTTGAAGTTCATATGCGGCGTTGCTCATTCCGAAGTCTCCTATAGCTATTTGGTCTGTAGATCCTAAAGGTGTTGTGACGTTGGAGTATCCTGCATCTAGTGATTGTGGCTCTCCGTCTATCCATAATTTTGGATTTGTTGCCAAATTTTTATAAGCAGTTAATGTGACATGCTTCCATTCATTTAAACCGAGTGTTACATCAAAAGCAACATCGCCAGAGCTTCCATTTCCAATTTTTACCTTAAGTTTACCAGATTCATAGTCGATGAAAATACCGTCTGTGGTGGCTGGACCTTCTCCTAATACGACTATGTGTCCTTGAGTGGAAGTATACTTGTTTAGCCAAAACGAAACAGAAACTGCTGTTGCATCTGTTGTATTAGTATAACTGGTATTTCTTAGTGCCATTGTTGCATTTGTACCAGATGTGTCGAAATGTAACGCTTTTCGATGATTTGCTCTATTCTCATCGCCCGTTGAGCCGGCGTATCCTCGAAAAGTTGTGTGTGAAATTTGTATTTCCTGCTCAAGATTTGCTTGCGGAAATGGTCTAAATATATCACCATGCTTTAGTGTTGATGCAAATGCGGCCTGACCTGAGCTGGCTTTTGGTGATGCGAAGCCAGTTCCAGTTGCATAATAATCAACAGTCTCAACTCCTGAACTTGTAGCTCTCATGAAAAAATGAGCATTTTGAGAACCAGAAATATATGAGGTGTCGTATCCGGGAAACTTACCATCTAAAGAGGCTGATAAGGCGTCCCAGATGTCGGTATTTGTTCTGTCTCCGTAACCCTTGACCAGTTCAACATGTTCATCATCAGAGGTGGAGATCGGAAATGATATCCCTCCAGCACCGAAGCTTGACGAAATATACTTGCTACCTGCTGGTAAGTAATCATCAAGTTCGTCTCCTGTTTTTAGTTGAAGCCTGTCCCAATCCAATTCTTCTCCCATTTTCCAATAGTCTATTATCGAAGAAGCACTGGTATGGGTTGCTGGGCTTTTCCAAACCCCTCCATTGTAAAGTTCTTGAGCAGCTTCTGATCCTGTGAGTAGGGTTTTCCAAACGGTTAAATCTTGTATCATACAGTAATCATCTATTCTTAATTGTAGTTTGTCAATAGCAGGGGGTGTCCCGCCGGGAGCAGTGTAAGAATCAGCTCCTGATGCTGTCACGGGATTTCCGTTTATAAACATCTTAGGAGCTTTGGCATTGTCAGTTAGATCATCAACTTCAAATACTGCAATTATATGCATCCACTGGCTTCCTGATACAGTTACTGCATTGGTATCAAAAGTTAATTCATCAGAACTACCAGCGTTATTTTCATAATGAAGAAGAAAATCATTTCCGGAGATGTCAAGGTAGTGGCGCTGATCAGAGCCTTCATAAAAATTAAAAAAGGAGGTATTGTAACTGGTATCATTGTTTAAATTGTTAAACCAAAGGGATACTGAGAAATTATTGGACGCAAATTGGCTGTTATTTAGATAGTCAGCATATGGCGACACCTCAGCTGAGGTTGCTTTGGCTCTTATGGCTCTTCTATAAGTATTCAAGCCGAAGACCGTGGCTGGGTATACCGATAACGTAGCATTTGAGCTTCCTGTTGGAGCAGCAGCACTTGTCTTATCTATTTCAATTTCAAAGTCTGTACCTGAAGCTGTTAACTGTAAGATATCTCCGTTTGGCAAAGAAGAACCAGTTGCAACTGTCCAAGACAAACATGAATGTGTTGCTGCTTTAGGGATACCTTGTACGACAACTGAGCCTGTCCATTGTTGTAAATAAGTTGTTGAACTAGTGACTTGAAATGAACCGGTAGCAGACACACCATCAATGACCATTTCCAAATTATCATTTAACCGATTGCTCTCTCCTTGTCCGAATATATTACCAGACCCAGAAGGAGCTATTGCAATTAGAGTTAGTGGGTTTGTTGTTGCTGGTAAGATTGTTTTAATATCTGTTGGCAAAAATAAACTGTCAATTAGATAGTCTTCTGTTGAAGCTGCTTTCTTCAGTCTTGTATTATTTTCCAACCGGCCAACAGAGTTAAAGTACTCATAATTTTCTTTATAATTTCCTAAACGATAAGCTGAGCCGCTGATGTTTCCAACATTATAGGGACGCTTAGCGCGGAGCCCTCTATAATAAATAGCAAACTTTCTGGTATTATCCGGATATGGTCCACCATAATCTGCTCCAACGAAACCAAATGCTCCGTCTTTGGTAAGCTCATCAGTATGTTCTCCAAAGACTAATCGCCAAGCCTCAGGTCTAGAATATACGCCATCAAGATTATTTAATGGAGCATTCCCGTCGCCGGGCTGTTTATTGGTATCATATTTGTTTATCTCAACGTGTCGAGATTGGTGACCACCAACCCAAGTCTCTGTGAATGGTCCCTGCATGGGGATGTCATTTTCAAAATAGGTCGTATCAGAATGTAGGTTTGTAATGACAGCATCAGTTTTATAGTTATCATATACTTTTTTATTTGCACCTTTCGATATACTTCCGGAAATTAATTTGAACGGTGATGCTAAATGTCCTTTTACCTTATAAGCGTATTCCAAAGAGGCTGTTGCTGGTGCGGCGCCGTCCCCCGAGGAATCTTTACCAGCTATCATTATATATTCAAATTCAACAACCTTAGTTGGATCTTCCTCATCATAGCAAAGTCTAGTGTTTGTTATACCTTGGCCTGTTCCGGCACCTACTGTGAATACATTGACGGGTATGCCCAAGTTAGTTTTTGCTCCATGGGGCCTAGTCACATTAAAAACAAAATCCCTGTTCTTTTGTTGATTATAATTAATTCCACCATGGATAGTGGTTTTAAGCTCATAGTCTAATTTGTATGGTCTTGAAAACCTCTTTGTTACATAAGTTGGTCTCAAGTATATGTTCTTATCATTATCTCCAAGATATACGTTATAAGATTGGGCATTTGTGTTTATAGTATCAATAATACTCTGTCTTTGTGTGGCATTAGCACCTGTTCTTTCTCTTCGCTCTCTCTGCCATAGACAATTTGTGTTTTCATTTGTTGTTTTATATTCTGGTGAGTGTCCAAACTTCCAGTTATACTCCAATTCTCCAATGGTCTTAATAACACCTTGGGTTGCTTGGATCGTTTTAACGGTTGGAAATTTTCTATTATATTTTGGTCTTTCAAAAATGTGACTCTCAACAACATCTGATATACCTTTTGTGAAAGTAACTGAGGCTGGTTTCAATTGTTCTATAAAGAAGGATAGAGAGGAGTCTATCCATTTGTAATAATCGACATACCTATCTAGGTCTGGGTTGGCCTCAACACGATTAAAGAACAATTCACGAGCTTTCCTTAACCTCTTATATTCTGATCGATAGAGATCGACGGGTTTTGAAAACAAGTTGGAATATTCCTTCATTGTTGCAAAAGTTCTTAACATCTCCTCAGACATCACTTGATACATACTTTTTTCTAAGGCAAAAACATTATCGGTTGTATCTTCGTCTTCGATGAAGAATTTCTGTTTATCTCCCATAATAGTGATATTGTCATCAGTAAATGATATCTCAGGAAGTTCTTTTCTTCTTGCAAAAATAAATTCGCTTCGGACAGGGCTTGGATCGCTGTTTGGAAAACCAACGCCATAACCCTTGTTCTCTCTTTCTATTATATTACTTGCCCAGCCATATAGATTTGATGTAGAACCGCTTGAGAAATCTTCAACAAAGAAACTACCTGTTGTATTTGCGGCTGTATTTTGATCAAAGTTCCAGTGCAAGATTAGAGAATCTGCTCCCGGAATACATACTGAGCTAGAGATAGTTACATTGAATAGAGTTGTCGCATTATATATCTTATCATGACCGTAATTCATTGGATCTAAATTATGTTGTTTGATAGACTCGTTTTCCAGTTTATCCATCCATGCTCGGCAAGAATCAAATAGGACATCAGAAGGAGTGATAGCGGACCCTGTGAAGTCTGTGATATGTGCTCCGATATAAACCCTTTTTGGTTGAGTCATTATCTGTACGCCTTTGGCGTATGTCGCAGTATTTGCTATTAGAAACTCGTTTCGAACATCTCCTAAATTATGCGTTACTCCATATAGCTCAACATCATATGTTGGATTAGCAGTGTGAGTGGCGCTACCGTTGAATGGATATCCAGTTGGCTTTATAGATAATTGAAAGTTCCACCTTTCAGCGTTGTATACTTCTTCATAATAATCTGATTCGGCATATATGCTAGCATCCGTGTTGGTTACTACGAACTTAACCCTTTCAGAATCTAGAGCAGCTTTAACAGCATATACTTGCAAGTTTGCATCATCCGGCGTATTCCATCCATAATGAGCATTTGCTCCACTAACTGCTTGGTGAAATCCAAATAGTGAAGATGAAAGAGAGGTATCTAAAAAGTAACCAGTCTCTCCAAAACTGGGTTTCTTTGGGAATGTTATACCTGCTTCAAATGAAAAAGCAGAAAACTTTTCATTAAGCTCAGCTCCAGAACCTGAGATGAATGTCAATGCGTTCATACTAGATGAGGTTTGAGTAACAGATGCATTAACTCTCGATGCCTTGTTTAAGTCGAGTACTTTTGTTTTGACAGAAGAGTTCTTATAACGATCAGTTAAATAATGTTTTCCGTTGTCTGTGTAGACATTGAGCTTAACCAATTCATCATCAATACCATAGCACCTTAATAGATTTCTAAAAGATTTTTCCGTACCTTTGGACTTCAATATGAAATCAATATTGTTGTAGATATTGTTGTAGATTAATCTTTTTGTCTTCTCTATTGTTTGTTCATAATGTACCCCGTGTTTATTTCTATCCCAGAAGTATTCCATCACATCACCATTGACGAAACTGTTAGGTGTTAGAAGACCGCGATCATTTAACAGTCTCTCGGTAAACGGGTATGGTTCGGCCGAAGCCGAGAAGTAATTTTTATCTTTTAACTTCGGAATCTCAGATATCTGAACATATAGGGTGTCGAGGTATGATCCCAAAATTTGATAGAGATATTTTATATTATCATTTGCCTCATCTTCTTCTCGTATCCAAGCTGGAAGGGAGTTATAGATATATGAGCTATTTGTCCTATCGTAATCAGAACCACTAGTTTGCATTTCAATAAGCAAGCTTTGCACTGAAGAGTGGGCGGATCTTATGATCGGGTCGCCGGGTTCTTCAGTAAGAACACTAGCGGATGCGAAAGCAGAACCAGTGTTTCTACAAACAGCACCAGTGTATCCACTGTCTTTTACCCATAGGCCGTTAGCGATACGTCCAGAGTAATCTAACACCATACTGTCTAGAGAAGACGTACCAGTGATTCCTTCATTAAACTTGTAGTAAACTCCTAGGTTTGTTCTATAGTCGTCTGTGTTGGATCCACCACCGATTGGATAATACCAAGTATTATATACGTATTCATTATCTAAAGTCTTTTTCCAAAAGCGAAAGTCATCCATTGAAGCAGAAAGCTTACCGGCTCCGACCATTACTCCACGAGCTGATGGTATTCCTTGTGCAGAGGTTTGCAACGCACCAATATAGGCATTTATGTTGTTAGGAACATCTGCTAATGTAACGGTTGTTGGAAATGTCCTTGCCAAATTTAGCAAGCCGTTATTATAATATTTCACATCTAAGTTGGTGTTAGCAGCTTTTACAGTTACAGTATGATGTTGCCAGACTCCATTTGAGATAGAGGAGGCGTTGTACGATGAAGCGCAAATAGCCCTATTGATAATTCCATAAGAACCAGAACGGAGGGTTAGGTAGAAAACCGAACCTGTAGTTGCTAGACTGGCTCCACCGGACATCTCCAAGGTTAATCTACCATAATCATGAGAACCAGAGTCAGCAATTCCATTCCATAAATCTAGAATAACTTCCTTGTCGGTTGTTGTAGTAAAAGCATCCTTCTTAAGCCAAAACTGAATTGTAATACCATCATCCATCTTCATTCGGTAATTGATGGTTCGGTTCTTATCTGCGTCGTATTTAACACCAAGATTAAAAACATCTTTTAATGCATGGTTTCCGATTGGATCATCTTGATTCTCATGCTGAGTTAGTGATGCTGAGTGCATTCCTCCAGCTGAATAAATGTATTCTTTGTTTGTTGGGACAGCATATTGGTCGATAGTGCTAGTAGCCGAGCCCCACTCTTCAGCAGAAAACAAGGCATATCCGGTAGATTTTGGATATTTATTGTCTAATAGCCATTGGTCTAGATAGGTAGACTTACTATCAAAAACCATCTTTTCAGCTTCAGAGCCATCATATGGATAAGACTCGTAAATTCTTTTAATACTTCCTTCATAATATTCTTTCGCAGAACCGAAGTGTACAAAGTTTGAAGGATCAGAAAAGTTAACATTTGGAAAAAATGTCTGGTTCTTTTTACTGATCTCTTTTATAAGGTCAGGAGATTCTACGGAAGATGTTGTTTCTTCCAAAGAACTTTGGGTGACGATCTTTTTATTGAAAAAATCACTAATACTCATCATTTCTCACTTTAAAGTTAAATTCATAGGGTTGGGTGTTCCAAGATCCAACAGCATCATCATAGAAAGAGAATCTCATACCATAAGTGTATCCTTTTTCTAAGTTGGACATATCCAAATCAAAATAGTTTCCACTTACATTATAGGATAAACCTGTGTGATAGTCTGAGCCTGTTCCAAAGGGGATGACTTTCAAACCATCTGTTGATCTAAATATCTCATATGAAGCGCTGGTTATAATTGTCGTCTCAGGGACACTGGATGCCTTTGTATATATTGTGGGGCTCCAATCTCTAGGTCTTGAATAAAGTTTAAAGCGAGCTGTCTCGGTAGGTCCATAACTCTCCCGAAGATTTGAAAGAGAAAGGATATATCTCGTCGATGGATTATAGATGTCTGCACTTAACGTGTTTACATTTATCGTACCTGTATGTAACTGGACTACTCCGGTTCCGTCTGCGCTGGTTACGTTTTCACTTCCGCTGAACCAAACATCATACACTTTTGTTAGTGTAGAAGAGCCCGTAAATGCAAATGTAGCCGCATAAACACCAGTTGATACGTATGACCCAGTAACCACCTTAGGACGTGCAGAGACAACGTGTGTGGCGTCTGCAACCATATCTAGTGGTCCATCATCTGGTTCGCTATTATCAGATGAGCCGGAGTAAATGCTTACGTAAATACTATCTGTTCCAATTGATGGAATATTTCGTAACCTTCCTCTCACAACATTGTATAAATAAATGGTATTAAGGTTATCTTCGGCAGGAGCCAGCGAAGAGGACAAGAAGAATGAATTTCTATCATCTTGTACCGTGTTATCCCAACGTGCCTCGAGAACAGGTCTTTTAAAATAAAATTCTGAACCTCGGGCGAAGAATTTCTTAGTATAGTAGGATTTTGTTTCTTGTTCATAAGAACTAGATAATGATATTCCAAATCCATCATTGTCTTTTGTACCAACTAACCATTGCTCGACCAAGGTGGTAACATCCAATTCAATATTTTCTAACCCTGTGGTCATTGTGACGTCATAGGTTGGCGTTTGATGATATTTACCTCCAGCTACAGCCCATGCCCCTGTTGTTCCTCGGTATGCCCAAGTTGAACCAGTCAAGCCATAAGTTTTATCTGTATAATTTACCATGTCCAGACCGAAACCTTCTTGCCAAGACTGTGAAACTGCTTGAACGGCCATGGTATAATTTTCCGGTATTGTTTCCGAATGAGCAGCATTATATAGTTTTAAATAAAAAGATACATTTGAGGAAGCCGGTATTGCCCCCGTACTTCTATCTGATGCTATCGCTGTCGTATCAAAACGCACAAGTATCCTTGACAACTCAGATGAGAGACCAGAAGAAGAAGATGCTTGTCCATATATTTGAAACGTCTCTAATATATCAGCAGCTCCCATGTTGGAGCCTGTTGCTGAGTTTGAAGATAATAGGGTTTGGTCAAAAGCGTTAGATATTGTGGTATCCGCTGATGCAAAATATTTTTTAATGGCCATTATACTGCTAGTCCTTGTATGTCGTTATCTGGGTACTTTAGCTCGAAGACAACGTTCTTCGGTGCTTTATAGTAAGTTGCGTCTTGAGATATAAAATCTTCCATATATACTTGAGTGGTTGAATATACTGATCCGAACTTATTTATTATCTCAACTTTTTTAACGTCCACAACGCCTTGTGTTTTGTTTAATATCGAAAAGATATCATTTATATAAATTGGTTCTCCGATATAAAACTTCTCTGCGTATTTATCTTTTATTCTCTGTGTTGCGTCAAACAAAACGGATGTTGTGTCGTATCTCTTGTCTGTTTCAAATTCAAATTTGATACCAAAGTTTATTATTTTTGCATCAAAGATCTCAATAACATCGTTAATGGAACTATATTGATTCAGCCAAGTAACTAGGTTTCTCTTTGTTGCTGTGTTTGTGACGACTAGGTTATCATTCGCATCGCTTGAAACAACATACATAGCTAACTTCTTATTCGTTGCAAAAGGATTGTTAATGATATTAACTCGCTTTAACTGTCCGAACTTCTTGGGCATATTATATGAAATAGCTTCATAATCCATTTTGGTTACAGCGCGGTTTTGTGTTGCAAAATAGTTTTTAGAACGAACCTTCAGTTCATCAATCGTAAAGTCTAGCGATGAACCTACAATGGCCTCCTCGTTGTTTATTTCTAATGATGCCCTGATCTCAGAAACTTCCGAGGAACTGAGGCTTGGCTCATCTATAAAAGTCATCTTTGAAAAAGAAACTTCTTTTATTGAGTTAGGAGGAGCATTTGTTGAAGTGCTGTCGTTCTTTTTGTATGTTATTGACAAAGTTGTACCTTGAGGTGAAATACCTAATTTGTCTGTTCCTAATAGTTTTGTAGGGTCAATAGCTCGGTTTGTAATATGATTTCTAGCATGCATCTTGACTGCTACTTGCGAAGGGTCTGTTAATCCCGAATCATCGTCATTATCTGATCCGAAACCAAATTGTAAATATGTCCCAGTATCATCTTGGAATACGGTGAACCTTCTGGCTGTAACATACGGCTTCATTATAGACCTTACGCCATCAGTCAGTGCAGATGGGTTTGTTGTCTCAATAAACACAACCTCTTGGCTTAAAAAATCAACTTCATAGAATCTATTGCCCTCAGAGTCTACGACATCTATAATCTCTGTTATTGATGAGTCTCCAACTCTTACTTTGCGAAACTTCTCAAATGCGGCTGATGTGAGATCAGCGGAGGCAAGAAAAGACTTTCCAGAAGAAGCTTGGCCATAAGCTCTAATAGCAAAGTGAGTTGTTTGACCTGTGGTTTGATTGAACTTTACAGCTATTGTGTCGTTCTCAGGGGCACTAAAGTCTATATCCTCTAGTAATGTATATGTTGCACCCCCAGATGTGCGAAACTCAGCACCCTTTTTCAGTCTTGGTATTAGACTAGTGTCTGGTCCGTTTCCATCTGAGTTAGCTGGAATAAGGACGAATAAAGCCAATGCTCCTTGTGAAACAGGAGCTCCAGAAAACTTGTAACCGTAATTCCTTGCATGCTTCCTTACGTTGTTGAATTCAACAGCGGTATCTAGGAAAGACTCATTTACTGAATAATCTAAATAATATGATAAAACATCTCCAACATAGGCTACGGTGTCAAACACCATAGAACCGAAAGAAGCTTCGGAGAAGTCATTGTAATTGTCCGGATAGTACCTCTTTGCATGTTCAATTAAATCTTGCTTGATGGAATTGAAATCTCTACTGGTATATTTTATTGGAACGTTCTTGTTTTTTGGCATATTGCAACCCTCATAGAATAAATAGGTGAAGTGTAGAAATGTTATATACTAGAAAGTTCAACCGATAAGTTAAAATGACCTGCTACATTTGCCTCATTTATTTTATACTTTATATCAACATAAAACACTTGTCGCTCAAGATCTGAATGGGTTTGTACATTAAACTGAGATAACCAAGGCATATACTTAGATATCTGTCGGACAATGCTTGGCTGTAGCGAATTCATTTTGGCCGATCCGAAGTTCTCAAACAGATAAGATCTCACACCAACACCAAAGTTTTTATCAAAGCGTTCTCCCTTACTAGTGAGAAGGACTGATTTTAAATCATAATTGACTGCATCTTTTAAGTCATCTTCTGTTATTGTTTTGTATCCGTTACCACCGATCTCCAATGGAACCTTCACTGTTATATCTTTTATTAATCTTTGTGAAAAGAAATCTTGTTCAAAACTCATTTGTTATCTCCTTTAAATTGTTTCATCACCTTCTCCAACTATGAATTCTTCATCTACCCCTCCACCAAGAACATTTCTGGTGTTGTCTCGGAACCCTCCTTGGTCAAGGAGGGTTCCATCTCCTGAGTTACCTGCGCCGGAATCTTCTGGGTCTTCTGTGTTAATATTTATGAACGGGTTGTCTGTTCTTCCGTTTGGATCATAGTTTTCTGGTATTTCATCGTCTGATACTTTATTTTCTGGATCTGTTCCAAATTCATCTCTACCGGTTCCGGGCTGATATGTACCAGCGGTTGAGGTTTCAACTTGCTCAGCATCTTGTTCAGATATTGGCCCATCAGATTCTGTGTCGTTAGAAAATGCTACTTGTTCATCGGGCAAGTTTTGATTAAACGAACCAACGGCACCTTCCATACACTCTTGGTCGAATTTGTTAAATGGGCGATCATAAAATCTTTTCTTTTGCCACCATTTGATTGACTTCATATCCAGATTTAAATTGATATCGGGCATGGAGGCTTTTTTGAAGTTCTTTTCGGGCTTGTCTTTTTGACCTTTTTCCTTACTTACCTCTTTCGCGTCATAATATGTAGAGAAAAGCTGTCGTAGTTTGTTTTTTGTGTTTTCCATTATTCGACCTTTCCAAGCATCGTCAGCAATGCCTGCACCATCGGTTCGCTCTGCTGGGTGCTCTCCGACAGAATTTATGTAAGCATAATACATATTGCTAACTAACATAGAGGAAACGTTTTTCACTGGGAAAAGATATTCCATAATAAATCTATACTCTTCTAGTTCGCACATTCTATCGACATAACATTTCAAAAGCTCTCCGGCATTGGCTGTTGGGACGGTCTCTTCTATGTACTTTTGAATAGGTCTATCCACCACATCTTGTTCGTAGGAGAGAAGGTCTAAGGCAGGTAATACAAATGGAATACCACCAGCGGAAACCTGTATTAAGCCAGTTTTCTTATTTTTTACAGTTTTCAAATCATCTGAACTTAACGAGGGCATTGTTTCAGGTTTCAAATGTTCTGAAACTAGAGACAGTTGTACTCCAAACCTAATTCCTATAGAGCCGTTATATGAAGTTCCTCCATCGGTTAATTCTGCATTTCCGAAGAAATCAGAAATATAGACATCATCATCAAAATAACCCTCAGCGTCTTGTTGAAAGATCTTCCATAGATCTTGAAAAGTTGATACGCTAATTTTTTTGCCCGTATATGCTCCGAAAAAAGTATAAAGCAGAGGGTCAACGTCAGGTTTGACCGTCACTACGACATATTTTCGCAATAGAAAACCGGTTCTATGGTAATACTCTGAGTCAGGGACGTATTCTTTATCTGTGAATAGTTCTTCTTTTGCATACATTGTTCCAATGTCTAAAACATCTCCATATGCCTCATTGCTGATAGCGGATTGGCCTTCGACTCTTTCTTTACCAATATTATTCGCTGGTCCAAAAGCCAAACCAGATTCAGGATTAAGGGCATATTTTGTTATTGATGAAATTTCAGTTTCGTTCTTGAGTTCTTGTCTAAACATGTGGAAATACTTTTTAAACTCTCGGTTTATCAAATACACGCTAATAGCTTTTGCGGTCTCTTCAGTTTTCCATATTTCGTATATCTTACAATATCTTCTTATCTGTTTCATGGTCAATATACGACCGGCATGAAATCTAGCCTCTTTATTTTTAAGATATTGTTTAAAGTCTTTACCAAAAGCGTTAAAGGCTATAGCATTTATGATAGTTTTTATTCGATTCTCGTACCCATCAGGCATTGTGTCGCCAAACATCATTTTAATTTGTGTGATATTTCCTTGAGAATCTCTTTCAACTCTTGATATTCTTCTCAGTACCTTTCTATCATCTTTATCAGGTTGGCTATAATTCTGTTTAGTCCCAACAATATCTTCAAACAATGTCCCAAGTTCAGCATTCTTATGCAAGTTTCCTAATAAGACTTCTCTCTCAGCCGTTTGGACCATTTGTTCAAGAAACAGATACCAATAAGTATCCTTAGAGTACTTTTTAAAACTTACTCTGGATGGTGTGTCTCTGATACCTTTCTCCATAATATCTAACAAGAAATAAGCCAGTCCATTATCAAAATTCTCGACACTTGGTGTCATCTGAAGAAACAATGGCGTACATCTCAGAAATAACTCTAGAAGATAAGTTCGTATTGTCAAGGTCACAATTCCATGCAAATAGGCATGTGATGTTTTGTCTGCTATCAAGTCATAAGGTGGTTCTCTTGCACAGTCTGGATCATAAGTCAGCCTCTTGTCGCCAGTTATTTTCAGTTCCAAATCGGAAACCATCTTTTTTATCTCTCTTAGAAATAATTTACTCTCAGCTTCGGGCTCACATCCATCATCTTCGGGCAAAAAGTCTTGCATCAGGCCAAGTACACCAGTGTGTCTTGCCGGCTTTATATATATCTTTGGCTCTTTGTAGGAACCTCCATACATCTCTGGGTCTAGGAACAAAATTCTATTGTTTTCTGTTGCAGATTTTCCTATTATCTTGTCTTCTTCATCTTTATCATAATACCAACTTGTTGGGTCTTCAGGGTTTGATTCAGGATTGACATATAGTAAATCTGTGAATTGTATTTTTGAATTTGGCTTGTATCCATACCTCATACCTTTCGAGGGCATAAATCCAACTGCTGAATTTGGATTGCCGCCGGCCATTAATATCCTTGATAACAACGTCTTAACAATATCTTGATAAATCCTATCTGTGTTGTTTGGAGAATCGTATTCCATATTGACGTGTTCAAAATTAGAAGAGTTGGGAAGTTTTTTGATAAACTCTTGGATTATGGGTAAAAAGCCTATGCCTGAAATATCTGCTCTTCTTTTTATCCAACGGTATAGTGCCCACCTATTTGGAGGGGCATTCAATAGGGGTCCTGAATAATCATCTATGGTGTTTGAATTGATAAAATCCGATATTTCGTAATTTTCTGGGTGATCATATTTCCACGATTGCATATAAGCAGTATATAAATTGCTATATCTACTAGTGTCGTATTCTATTTCGATATGATTTAATTTTCTTCTTGTCTTGGTCTTTGAGGTAAATTGCTCGTAGCTTGCAACCAATAATTTGAACAGTCCACTGTCTAAGCCATTTTCAGGTTCTGTTACGATTGCCCCTAAATCGTCCAAGATATTTCTATCGTCTGGTCTTGATATAGTCACATCTGATACTGTTATAGAATATTTTTGTTTGCTATCTCTCAAATCTATTAGTTTTTTATTATTATGTTTATAAACTGTGAAGGATGAGTAGCCCGAGATTACCTTATAATCTCCCGCATTGGTTATAACTTTAAGCTCAACATCTGGTTTTTTGATAAATGGGGTACTAATAATGACATCATCGGATATAAAACCCAAGGATAGCCAGACTTTTCTAGTAACAACCTGTTCTGTTAATGAGGTCATATTGTACTTGGAAGTATATAACAATTCGATGTCCGATAAGCTTTCGTAATAAGACCTGCCTACTGAATTTGGGAACAAATTTGTTGGTGTTGGTTTGTCTAAATTAAAAAGCTCCACAAACCTCATGAAAGATTTTTTAAAGAAACCTTTTATTTTGTTCATAACTGTTTTTAGGAAACCAGTAGGTTCTTCGTCTATGCCGTCTTTTACTTTTATCGCATCACTTAGATTATCTGCTATCCTCATGGTAAGGCGAAGAGGGAATCTCGCTGTCTTCCATTTGTTTTTGTGTTGCCTTATTGTATCAGCAGCATTGGGCCACAAAAAACGACTCTTTACTCTAAACTGGTGTGATGGATCAAACAGATTGCCTTTAGATAACGGAGCGTTCTCTTTATCTGCTAATAGATTATTGAAGTACGAATCTTGATCGCCGATCAAGTCCTTTACGTAAGATATCTCGAGATCTCCAAAGATAGAGTTTGCTATCTCGGAACGAAGCTCCTTAAATATTTGTGGTTCCGTTAAGAGGGGTTGCTTACCCGTCAGGGTATCAGAGTTATACAAGTCTCTTATATCTTCACAATAAGGGTCGCTACCAAACGGGTCTCCATCAAAATCCATCGCTTTAATGATATCTCGCTCAGAGCCTCTATAGAAACCGTCCAATATATCATCAAAACCGCCTTCAAACCTTGGTCCATCGACCTCAAAGTCCGGCAGACCAAGGCCTTCACTATAACCTGTTTCCAGATCTCCGCAAAATAACTTACACACGTCGGCAAGTGAGTCTCTATCATTTACTATCTGATCTAACGCGTTCTGTATTGATTCTTGGATGGGAGTGGGAATTACATCAGTAATGGAGGAGAAAAAAGTGTCTAAATCTTCTTGGGTTCTAATATATTGTTGAATCTCTGGATATTGTTGGGTGACCTCCCAAGCCACGTCTAGCAAGCCAGTTGAGGATGTTCCTGTAACGAAAATTTCTTTCCACATTGATGCCGTTGCTATCTCTGATAGGCCTATACCCCATTCAAAGACTGTTTCTTTTGGTACTCGACCACCATACTGGATAACTAAATCGTTAAAGGTCTCGACACCAGAGTTATATCCGTCGGGGGCCAAGGAGTTCGAAAACGAAGTTCCGGGCTGATTAGGCTCGCAAAATGCATCCGCAATTGCTTGAAACAAAGAGCTTTCGCCTGAACCTTCGTCTCCATCGGCAGCGTCCATAAGAAATGCACCAGCACCTTGGAATATGTCACACATGTTGTCTAACGTTCTCTGTAGGGTTCTCATGAGAAACGCAACCATAGCGGCAATAATTCGCTCAACGATTTTCTTTAAAAACTGTTCCAACATAACTTTCAATATTTTCATAAAGCCAAGCTCAGGGATCATTGGAAGCATTGGGATGTCCCAATTTGGCTTCTTGCAGGGGTCAATATCTAGAGTTGCGAACGATGCGTCTACCCAAATGTCCAACATTTGCTTTGAGGGACAGGCAGCGGCTGCAATTATTGGAGCAAAAATATCTGATCCCGGTAAACCATCAACAAGTCTCTTTAGTTCATCAATGTTTAATTTATCAACTATAAGATCTATATAAGCAGCTGCTAATAGCTCAATTATTTGTCTCATTGCTTGCTCATATTTGTTTGGATCAGGTGGGTTGTTAGCAAGATTTGTTAATGCTTCAACCTGCGCTAGATTGGCCGATGTGAGACTCACCTGTTTTGTACTTAGTTCTTTTCTTTTCTGAACTAATAAATCATAATCCACTCTGATCGCTGCTATATCTTCTAAAAGATCGTCAAGTTCAGACTCAAGATCAACAACTTCTAATGTATAAGTTGGTACTGGTCCACTTCCGGCCTCAATAAATTTAGTGAGCTGGTCAATGCGTCGTCTTAGTTCGGTCTCTTCTGTTGATAGTTCATCCAAATCCCTCTCGGCATAGGATAGGTCTTGTATTTGTTCTTCTAAGGCCTTTATTTCATCTCTGATTGCTTTTTTATTGTTATCAGCCTCTTGTAACTCCTCAAGCTCAGTTGGAGATACTTGTGCTGGATCTGCGGGGTTTTCTGGTGGATTTCTTTCTTCTTCGTATTGATTATCTGTTTTGTTTTTCTTTTGGGCATCTAGCTCTCTAGCATAATCCCAAGGCATAGGCAACTCTCCAACGATATCTCTAATCTCTTGTTCTACTTCCTCTTTAACCTCTGGTGGTAGGCCAAGGAATATATCTTCAAATTCTAGTGGGCTTAAATTACCCATTAGCTTCTTAGCAGCTTTCTTCAAGACATCTATCGGTCTCATACCTTTCATCATACACCTAATAATGTCGAGAGATAATGCTTCCCAACTACAGGGGTTAATCTTTGATAGCAAAAAGCCAACAGTTTCTTTTGGATTTGCTCTTAACGCATATACATACGTTTTAATTGGTTTTCCAGTCAATCTGTGGAAGAATTTCTTTTCAGACGTTCTCTTGTCTTTTAAAATCTTCTTGTAAACTTTCTTCGTTTGAGCTACAATATCTTGCCCACTTCCTTGTAGGCTTTCTCCAAACTTCTTGTAATCACCCAAAACCTTTAGTATCTCGGCGTTCTCAGAAAATTGACCGCCAACTTGACCCAGTGTTTGTTGATAAGCTACAGGGTCAAAGTTTGCAATTGTTCTGCAATTTAGAGAATTCAACGAGTATTCTAGGGCACTCGAGAAGTCCATGCTTAAATCAAGTATCAGATCTTCTAATATGTCTGAATATGTACCAGAAGTGTTATCCAAACAACCTTGAGCTTCAACGGCATTTGATGGGTTTCCATATATAACTTGGAGTGCAGGAGAAGTATTCTCTATCAAAAAGTCAAGCCAAGGAGGCATACCCCTTTCAAGTCGACTGAGCATGGTGTTGTGTCTCGAGACATAAGCCATCAAGGTTTCCTCAGAGTTGTATTTTTCTATAAATTTAGAAAGACCAATACTACATCTTTTAAATGGACAGCCGATAAAACGAGCTCTAACTGATTTTATCGAATATCTCAGGTCTGATGGTTCCTTGAAGACTATTCTTATCTCATATGCTTGCTTAAAGCGATTGTCTTTGTTGGATAAGTTAAAGCCGTTGTTTTCAATTAGTTTTTTAAGATCATCGTAAAATTCTTCAAATTTGTTTTCATATCGTATTGCATAGAACGGCACAATAGTTTGAGTGCTGTTATCATAGTCTGTGTCTATTTTCAATCTACCGCGCTGAGTGTGAAAAAAGAACGCCTGATATTCTCCAAATACTTTAAATGCATTTGGCAATTTTTTCTTGAACATCTTTTTCGTCTCAGAACCTTTAAAGGTCACCTGCGATGCGTTCTCGCCAGAGGCCAAAGCATCTTGAATGGCTTCTGCTTTTTCGGACAGAACGTCATCTGGGAGGGCATCTATTAGTGTTGCTGGTATATTGATCAATAATTTAATCTCACCATTGACATTGAATGCTCCACCAGCAATTGCATATGCTGTTGTATAATTTCTTATCTTAGCAAACAATTCCAAGGCGGTAGGGTTGGTAATACTAACGTCCTGTAGGGCCTCGGCGTTTACACCAAATAAAGACATCGATGTGCCATCACCCTGTCCGGAGGGTATCTGTTGTTCTATAAGTGCATCATCTAAGATTCCTTGTGGAACTCGAGGACCACATGTCCCTAGTGGATCAGTTGGTGGATTCGAACAAACTATCTCATCAGTTATAATTTTATTCCGATAGGACAATATTTTAACAACAGCGCTTCGAATTGCTGGTGCGTTTATTTCTTCTTTTTCAGAGTCAGTAGAATTGGTATAATCCGACCAACTTATTCCTGATTCTGTCTTTACTGCTATATTGTATGTACAAGTTGCTTCGTTCAGCCAAACTTCATTGATGTTTAAATTGTACCACTCTGGTGCTATAAAATTTGGATTAGGTATACAAGTTGGACATATCCTTAAACGAGCCTCTGCTTCAAACTCGTCTGGTTCTAGGAAGGACTCGCATACTTCTCTTTGCAGTGGAGAGAAGTCGGATGGAATTCCATCTGGATCTAGGATTAGATTTGGGCTATTCGCTTCAGGGTCGGGTTGCGGTTCGGTAGTCTCTTCTTCTACTTCTCCACCACCACCAAGTATTGATATTACCACACTTGCGGTATCTAGATATGTCTCGTATGTATCAAAATTGAAATAAAATCCATTTGGAAACATGACGTCTCCATTATCAGCATCCTTAAAGGGTGCTAGGTCTTCGCCTTCTTCCTGCATATCGGAACTATAACTCCAAGGACTACCTATAACCCCGGGACCGATTTGAGGAATTTGATAATCTTCAGCAGTTAGAACAGGTTGGTTGTTTTTGTACAACACTGCTTCTAAAGTCCATGGAATGCTCATAGAATTACTTCTGGGCACAGCAGTGTTATGAGATTGGTAAGTTACGAAGGAATGGTTTATAGAGTTCCACAACCAAAATAGAGTCTCCCGCTCACTTCTATTAACGCTATTATCATCTCCACCTTTAAAATCAATTACAACAAGATTACTTCTATCTTCTCGAGTAGTGGATACCTGAAACCCGTCGCCTCTTTTCTTAATGAATTTAATTCTAAAGTTATTAACAATATTTTGCTTAAGTTCATAAGAGCCGTCATCAAATGATATTACGTCTACAAGATTTGTAGTATCCTGTATTGTTAACACGCCGCCGGGAATGACATATCGATGCTTTAAGTAAACTCTTACGAAGTTATCAGCGTTACCAAAGTTTTTTCCAATGTCTAAATACCATCGTCTTGTTCCCATTATTTTCTCCTAGGTTGTAAATACATTTCTACTCAAAATGTTCTTTTTTGTTTTAAGTCTATACTTTGGATCATCGCTATTGGGAAGTCCTAAATAGTTCACCTTCATTATTTGAAAGTTTAGCGCTTGTGTAATATTGTCTGTTATCTTTTGTACATTTGTGGGGATCTCGTTTAATGCGATTGTCGCCAATACTGGATCTGGGCCTACCACTACAACTCCGGCGCCTCCACCGACGTGGAAGTGAGTTGCTACGGCTGCTTGCAGTTTAATCATATTTATATTCTGCAACATAAATGCTTCTGATAGTTTTGCAACCTGATCTAGTAGTTCTTCCAAGAACTCGGATAAGTTAGAGCCGAGAACGATTGGGTGAGGCTCAGAGTTGGAATTGGCTATAAGCTCAATCCTTGCGTCTATGAGTTTCTCACCGTTTGAATCAAGCTCTCCCTTTATCCCAAAGTTTTCTCCACGTCCGGCTCCAGCATATATCTTTACAGAGTTGCGCCCAATAACTCGAACGTGATCAGATTTTATTCCAATACCGGCTTCGCCTTGTGGTCGACCGAAGTCACCCGGTGGTAGTCCAAAGTAATGGTCTATGTCGCACTTTTGACTAATATAAATTCTCGATGCGTCTGCGAAGAAGTTGTTTCCTACCAAGGTGTCTCTTTTTAAAGGCTCTAATTTCTTCTTAATAAGACCAGTTTTTTTGTTAAGAGCACTCATTCTTCCTGCTACAATATCAATAGAAGCACAGGGTTGGCCACCAGCTTTACCATATCCGGATAATAGGTGACTTGAGCGGTCTCTTCCAAAAACTATTTGGCAATTAAGCCTTTGACTTCCACCAGAAGAATCTCCAGCTATGCTATCATATTCAACATCCGGATAGACGATTTCGCAACCGGCTTTCTCATATGTCGGCATTTGCTCAAAATATGGAGTATGCATAAGTCCGGGTCTTTTGATACCGTTTCTTACTTCTTTTGTTAAAAACTCTGGTGTTACGTTTGTGTTTATGGCCATTTGTTATCCTTAATTTATATCTGAACCGTATAGGTTCTTTTTCTCGCTGTCTATTACTTCAAAATGCCATGGTTCTGCGTTTGAAAAATTCTTTCCGGCGTTGTAAAAACTATATGTAATAGCATGTGTATCCATCCAGATGTATTCTTCGTCTGTGAATGATGGTTTACCAGCTGCTCCGTGATTGAAATCAAACGCTAAGCCCCAGCCATGATTGGAAGTTCCGGGTTTTGCCGCCCAACCGGGTCCCGGATTATCATAAAGTTGTTTTTGTTTATCAAAGCTTCTATATGCACTGGTTATGACCAATGGTTTGTTGAATTGAGTTTGATAAGCAGTGGCTAATTCTATCAACTTGCTTGCATAGTTCTTCCCACTGGTCCCTTTAATAAAGGCTAAGCCGCCTTGAGCATCTGTGGAATAATATTCGATGATGGGAATTCCGGTTGAAGTTTTAACAACAGTACCTTTGGATACAACATTTGTACCATTGGCTTGAACAAAATCAAGCTTATCAGTCGGGATAAGTCCGTTGGTTATTATTATGTTTCCGGGAGTATAATTTCTTTTCTTTGGTTCAAAACCTGTTGTATCTCCAACGGTGGTTGGGGTGCCGTTTTGAAAAAAGCTTTCCATTGCTCCTTGGCTGTTATCGAAATTCTCTCTAATTTTTTCTCCATAATCAGGGTCTGATCTCACTTTACTTCTAATTCTTGGGACTTGCTTGGTATTTTGAACGTATGGTTCTCTGAATTCTACCACAACCACATCTCCAGCCTTTAAGCCCGTTAGTGGTGAGGGGACCAATGCATTACTGTGCATGTTAATAACATCGGCGGTTGATTTTGCCGTTTGTAATTCAGTTGGGTCTGGTAACATATCGTCGATCTCAAACACTCTTATTTGAACAGTTGAGTTATACTGGGCATTATCAGTTCCCGAGTCGGTAACCACTGTTGCTCCTATATCACGCGGAACGCCTATGATTCTGGCTTCGAAGAGCGTCTTTCCGGCAAAGGAAGATTCTCTCGCTTTCTCGGCATCTTGGATATCATCAAATTTCTTTCTCATTCTAGAATTTGGCTTTGTCAAAAATGAGCGGATTTTATCGTTATTGCACCCCATCATCTTTCTCCTTGTCAATCATAGAGAAGATATTTTCCATATCAGCCTCAGACAGACCTTCAGCTGTTTTTTCATTCTTTTGCACAAGAGAGGCTACTTTAACCATTTGTTCGTTAGAGCGTTGAAGAACTTCAACATATTTAGCCAAAGTCATACCAATGTCTCTATGACGAGACTCATCTTTAGAAAGATAATTGATAGCATCATTGAGAAGATCTCGTGTGACCTCACGATCCTTTTCAATATTCTCAAGTGCTTGTTTTATAATGTCATCTAATTTTTTACTCATAACCTAAATAGTTTTTAGTCAAATTTGTCGTTATCCCATCTGTGTTTGAAATTTCGATATTTCTTTCTCATTTTGTTCAATTGAGATACAATTTGTTTTGTGTTAAGACCAGTTATCTCTCTCAGGTACAAATATACAGCTTTCTTATTGAAGATCTCAATATCTTCTTTTGAATTCAGCACTATTTTTACAGCATTATAAACCTTCTTCTCATTCTCATTCATTAAATCGCTTTCCCAACTATTAATCTCAGACCAGAGAGATGTCCAGAATTCCTCCTCTATCCTATTCTCAAGATAAGAATCATCAGATGTTCTCATGACCTTTTCTATTTCACTTTGAGCTTTGTCGTACTCAACTTCTCTTCTTGCCCTCTTAGAGTTTTTTTTCACTTGGTGGATGAACCAATTCTTGGTTATTACCGAGAAATAAGAGAACGCCTTAGACCCCCTATTCGGGTCGTACTTTGCTAGAATGGTAGTCAACCACACCTTGCAGTCTCCCCTTAATTCATCAATGTTTGGGAGGGTTGTAAACCTATATGTATATACTATCTTATCCACCATCTCGCTAAAAGCTGGTTGAATAAGATCTTCATATAGTTGAGACCTCCTTTTAAATGTTGTATGTTCTAAGCAGTACTCAATTATCGCGTCTTCGTGTACCTGCGTAAAGTACATCCTTTTGGATGCTTTCTTCCGTTTCTTCGCCATTGTTATTGTCCTTTTGGTTTGGTGTTTCCTCCACCTCGTCTTCTGATGGTTCTAACACTAGAACCGCCGTTTGATAATCTTCTAATAATTCTATTGTTGCGTTCGTATGTTCTACGAGATTTTTTAAATCCTGATCTCCGTAAAACTCTTCAAGTTTATAGATTGCTTTAAGGTGACTTGCATGTATCTCTATTATTCGAGCAATATCATCGATATTTTGGCTTATCCAAGTAAGCCTACCCAATATGTCTCGTATATACCAAAAGCCGAAAATATTGATACCTACGGACGTTATGAGAGCTATTATGAGAGCGATATTAACCGTCATGTATATTATCCTTTGCTTCTTTTGAAGCTTGTTTAAGAATCTCTCGATTCTCTTCGATTGCTTCTTTTACTCTTTGAATTGATTGGGTTTCTTTGTTTTGAACATAGGTCATTTGAGGTATGCGATGAATAGTGTCTTTTTCTCCGCATATTTCGCAGAGATTACATTCTTCATTCATACCATGGACGACCTTGAACTCTTGGTCACAATAATCACATGCATAGACATACCTAGGCATTACTCTTTTCCTGTTAAGATTACTGGTGTCTTTTTGGCTTTCACAACCGGCGGATTCTTCACGAGAAGAGTTCCGTCGTCCATGAGTTCCAACTCAAAGTTTTTAAGAACAGGGACAATGTCCGTCTGTTCTAATAGGGATTTTTGCAGCGCCATCATAATGGCTCCCATTGCTTGATCAGATAATTTCATTTTATACTCCTTTTGTTTTACCATTTGAAATTCTTTTTGTAATGTTTTACTATTGCAGGTAATTCTTCTTCGAACACCTTACTGGGCTTCCACCCGAGTTTTCTCAATTTGTCGTCATTTAACGCATATCTAACATCTTGCCCCGGTCTCTTGAAATGAAGGAGCAGGTGTTGATGGGGGTTCTCGTAATCTGAACCGAAAAAGCTTTTTATTATCTGCACTGTAGTATCAATATTTTTCTGTTCAAAACCACCGGCAACATTGTATATTTCATTTGTAACGCCGGCTTCTATTATCTTGATGACCGCAGATGCTGTGTCGTCAGAGTGCAGCCAGTTTCTCACAGGATCACCTGCGTCGTGAAGTCGTATCTTCTTTCCTCTAGTCAATAGTTTGACGCATATCGGTATAAGTTTCTCTGGGTATTGTCCAATTCCGTAGTTGTTTGTTGGTCGAAGAATAACATATTTCATATCATATGTCCTTGCCCAAGCGAGAATAAGCATATCCGCTGCTG